TATTGTTTAATCCTTTTTAGGTTGTATCTTTGCAACGACAAATGATGCGCATCTTGTCGTAAACATAGTAATAACAATTTAAAAAGGATTATTTATGAGTGAAATTTATCAGCTTCCAGACAATAACGGAGGCAACAACAACGGCGGGTTCGGTAACATCCCGTTCTCAATTCCCATCGGTGGCTTCGGCGGTTTCGGCGGCTGGGGTGGCAATGGCTTCGGCTACGGCATGAACGGGATTGCTGACTTGTTTGGACTTGCTATCATTGCTTCAATGTTCGGCTGGAACGGTGGCGGATTTGGCAATGGAGGCTTTGGCGGAGGAAACTCAGGCGCGGCTTTCTTGGCTAATCAGCTGTCGAACGATTCGGGTCGCGAACTTATTATGAACGCAATCACCAATCAGGGTGAGGCATCACGCACGGCTATCCAGACTTTGAGCACGATGCTTGGTCAGGATTTCAACCTTGTGAATGGTGCTGTCAACAATGTACAGTCCGCTCTTAGCAACCTTGCTTTGCAGCAGGCAGTAAGCGTTCCTCAGATTATCAACTCTATCCAGAGTGGTGACGCAAGCATTATCAGCGCATTCCAGAAGTGTTGCTGCGAGAACAAGCTTCTTGTAACACAGCAAGGTTACGAAAGTCAGATTGCAACCCTAAACCAAACCAATCAGCTCGGTTCTCAGGCAGACCGCAACGCAAACGCTATCATTAACGCCATCAATGCTCAGACCGTAGAGATGGATAACCAATTCTGCGCTGCTCGTGAGCGTGATATGCAGGCTAAAATTGACACACAGGCTGACATCATAACTCAGCTTCGTGGTCAGATAGACAATGCAAACCAGACTGCACAGATTACGGGTTATGTTAATTCACTGATTGCTCCATTGCAGGCAAAGGTTACGGAGATTGCTGATAAGCAACTTCCGACCGTACCAGTTCAATGGCCGCAGATACAGGCTGTGAATACCACTCCATACATGGGCGGTTTCAACGGATTTTACGGCAACGGCTTCGGTGGTAATATTGTATTTTAAAGCGCAAGGAGGTTAGGATATGGGATGCTTTAATGTTACAACAAACGCAGGTGGAGTTCCGTACCTCACATCAACAAATGCAACAGTGTCTGACACCACCGTTGACATTGCACTTGGATGGTCGAGACGTCTTTCGCCAGTCGGCTACTTTACCGTAAGACTTGCAGATGCAATACCTACTGGAACTACTGCGACATTGCCAATAACGCTTTCGCTTAACGGCGTTACTCGCGCATTGACATTGTTTGACGGCACACCAGTAACGGTTGCTGAACTTATCGGAGGTACAGGCGCTTTCTTGGTGTTTAATGACCGATTCAACAACATCTTGCAGTTGATGTCGCGTACTACCGTTTAAAAGACCAAGCGTCTGGCAAGCGTTCTTTGATTTACTGATTGACAAGAGACTCCCTTAATCTTCTTTTATGCTGGCCATTCAACATTGCTTGCTTTGTTTTTGGGTTTTGCATATTAAGAAGCCTGTTGCACCACATCAAATTCTCTTTTGAGTTATTAAGACCATTTCGGTCTATGTGGTCAATTTCTGGGTAATTATTCGGGTTTTGAATGAAAGCAATAGCTACAAGTCTGTGTATTCCGTACACGTACTTCTTGCATTCTTTTCGGAAACAAATGTAGTTGTACAAAATCCCATTATGAATGGTGGTATTTGGCTTTAATAGTCGCTGCTTTATGTGGTAATCTTTCCCGTTTTTGGTTCGTATTGTTCTATCCAAAGATACGACACGCCCAAGTGACGATACAGAATACCAACCTTCCCAACCTTGAACAGGTTTCCACTCTTCTCCTTGTAGTCTAATAGACTCAATAAATTCTTCGTTTGTCATTTGCTTTCTGAGTTAAATAACTTCTGAGGATTTGAAAAACGGGAAGAGCCTCAGAAACACTCTTGTCAGTCGGTGGCCAAACCAACCTATCCCGACGCAAAGGTACAAACAAATTAGTGAATAACAAAATTTTTTAAAGTAATTAACAATGGATTTTTCATCACTTGGACAAGGTAGTCCTTTTTATATTCTCCGTCAAGGAGAGAAGCCGATTCTTGAAGTTGGTACGGTAAAGTCAAAGACTCAGCCGCATGTAAAATTTCCAACGCAGACTCCGAACCTTATGGCGGGATTGCAGACGCAACAGGTTATTGATGTGACGGCAACCATCAATGGTAAGGATGAAACATTTAACGACATCCCGTTGGGCGTAGAGATTGCCGCAAAAGGTAATGTAACATTCAGTGGTAGTCGTGAGGCAATGCTACAGGCGGTTGACACCATGCTACAGACATCACGCAAGGCTTTAGACCAGATACCTTACCATAAAGGTGTTATCGCTGAGTCGGAAAAGATGCTTGAGGTATTGAATCCACGTTATGCGGAGGAAAAGAAACAGGCGCGAACGATAAGCGACTTGGAAAAGCGTCAGGCTGCTACCGACGAGAAACTTGACAGTATATTGAAGATATTGCAGAAACTGGACTCTCCTTCTCCGAGTGGTGTCTAATTCCTAAAACCGAATAAGATTATGGGAGGTTATATCTTTATTGACCGTGAGGACGAACAGTCCAAACAGCAGATGCGTCAGAACATGCGCAACAATATGCGTCGTGGCTACAGAAGCTATGGTGGTTCAAGTGCTATGATGCGTGATGACGAAAATTATCGTCAGGGCTATCGTCAGGGTTATCGCGAAGGCTGGGAAGATTCCGAGGATGACATGAACGAGGAACACTACCGCCGCCAGCGTGATAGTCGTGGACGTTTCGCTTGATTTTAAAGTTTTTGGATTGGGTGGGTATTTGCCTATCCAATCCTTTCATTGTTAAACAAAAAAAAGAGAAAGGATTTTGATTATGGCAAATACAATGATGAATTACTTGGTTCCAGAGGACATGGAACAATACTTGTCCTACTATGGTTGCCATTTCAACAAACTGCTTTGCGAGTTTGCAGTCGGCAAGATGAAACGCGAGGACAAGGCGACGGGTGTAATGAAGAAGATTACTCCCGTGACGATGGAGGAACTTAAAGCATTGTTGGAAAAGCACAAGATAAACGTAGACACTAACGAACAATACGATGCCTTGTACTTAGCCAACATGGTACGTGCAGACTTTTGGGGTTCTTCGATAGAAGACGAGGAACACATGGCAAAGTACATCGAGGACGTGATTTGCGACCCAGACGGTTACGATGGTCTTGTGTTCAACCGTTTCCTTGCAGACTGCATGGGAAAGGGCGTCATCATCTTTTGGGAGAACATGATTCATTCTGCTTGGTAACCATTTTTCTTGCGTATTGATTATGGAGACGAAATATTTGAATGTCGGCAATGATGACTGGGGAATCTTGGTCAACTATGACTTTGACTTGCTTGATTATGATGACATTGCCGCAGCGTTGTATTCTTTCGGAATGAAAGAGAAAAGCATAAACCATGCTTTAAGGGTATTGTCAGCACCGAACACTGGGATGGCCGTTTCGAATAATGATTTGCGCATGACTGCCATATATATAAGTCACGCCACGTCGCCGTCACAATTCTGGAACACGTTAAACCACGAGTTGTACCATGCGACGACTGCCATCATAGACTACTACGGGGAGCCATACGACCAAGAACCTGCTGCATACCTTCATGGTGAACTTATGCAAAAGATAGTTGAACTGATAGGCGAACCGTGCCAATAAGCAAAAAGTCGTCTATAAGCGCATTTTGAACACAAAGGTGGTAAAGTTATATTGTTAATGCGAAAACGCCGTGACGGGCTTAGAAATGGCCTTAAACGGCGTTTATCATATCTATTCATCTAAATCCAATCCCCAAAAAGACATAATATCGCAGAAAATGTCATACGAATACGAACATGCCTTGTGGATATAGAACTTTCCCATCAAAGAATCTGGCGGGTATCGTTTTGCCAACCCGAAATAGTGCTTGCGCGTCATGCGTATTATGTATGCCATCTTTGAATCATAGCATGACACCTTGTAATGCGTGATTGGCAAACCGTCTTCGTCAAATTCTACGTTCTTGTGGAACAATTTAAGTTGCTTGGCTACTTTCCTTACTCGCATACCACTTTTTTATTTCGTTAATGAACTCGTCAACGTTTTCGCACCATACTGGGTTTTTCAATTCATGTACATACATGGCCAACGTCGTTTCCTTGGTTTCGCCCTCATAAGGATAACCGACACCATGCACGCCATTGTCAACGGCTGTTGAAAAGTCCAGCCAGTCAGCATCCTCGAAAGAAGCGCAAGCACAAACGCCAATGCCGCTTTCCTCAATCTTCTTTCTTATTGCAGGACTGTTCTCTTTTAGAATAAAAGTCTTATCTACTTGTTCTGCACATGCCAACTTTGCACCGCGAATCTTACTTTGCATTTCCATTTTCGTAGTCGTCAAATCTGTTGTAGTATTCGTTGGTAAGCCACGCGAGAAGGTATGCGTAAGGCTCGTCATCTTCGTCGTGATGAACGCCTGCACGCATCAATATCTTGTTTGTCGCATGATAGAGTTCATGCGATACGCATAGGTCTTTCCTCTCCTGCCCTTTACGTATGAATACAAACACGTTTCCGTTGTCTAGCTGTACTGTAAGTCCGTTGCACGAATTCTTGTCCGCGATGTCGCTACGAATCAACTTATATTCCTCGTCGGTAAACTTTGTTACGTTGTCATAGTACAGCCTGTCAAACTCCTTCTCGTCGATTCCTGCCGCGATAATGACGCAGTTCAGGTAGATGTCTATATTTATATATTCTATCATAGTTTTGAAGGTTGTGGGTAGAATCTCTGCTCTTCCTCTGACCATCTGTACGACTGATGGCAGTGTGTGCAAATCGCTCCAATACCAGAGTGCGCTTCAAACTCGTGCCCACAACTTGTACACAAAGCATTGAACTTAGGCATGATTTGAATGAAATGGTTCTCAAATCCGTCTGAGCCAGTAAATCCGCCTAACGCTCCAAGCTCTCGAATCAGCTGCACTATATCGCGAACTGAGGCGTCACTGATAGTCTTGCTTCTGTCTGCAAGAAGTGCTGAAAGCATGTTTACAATCTCTTGGGACGAATACTTGTACTCGTTCAAGTTCGTCGCTTTTGACTGAATCTCTGAGCGTATAGACTCTTCTATAACTTCCCTTAGCTGCGCATACTCTTGTGTCTGCATCAGAAGTTCTGCCTTTTGCTTTACGGATGAAAGATACGTCAACTCGTCTTCGCTCGGCACATTCTTCTTGAACTCCTGCATGTCGTGCGAGAGTCCATACGCGACAGATTCGTCTTCTCCTGCGCATACCATGATTGCAAACAAGTACATACGTTCATCCACATTCACTCCTCTCGTATGCAGTCTGCTTGAAAATTCTCTGTAGTCAAACATCTTTCTTAATTATGTCGTATTTGTCTGTCGTGACGAACTGAGGCTGCAAAGGATTGTTAAAGGATAACTGTGCAACCCAAATCTTTCTCGTAAAAACCACTCTTAGAAGCTCTTTCCAAGAAAGCTTCCAACACGTCAACACTTCACCGTCTTCAAACTTCAGTGCAGGAAGAGGTTGATACTCTTTTTGGTCTTTTGCAAATACTACGTTTTGTTCCTTAAATTCTATTGGTTTCATATCTTACAAGTTTTTACGTCGTGCATACTCTGCGATGAGGAGTCCATCAAAGTCAGTGTGTTTGAAGTCTGCAAGTTGTGGAAACAGTCGCTTGCCTATGTCCTTACTTGCTTTCTTTTGTTCGTCAGCACCCTTTATTCCTTTCGGGAGAAGCTCTTTCTGCCATTCCTTGCTGTCTACAAACATGTGCGGTATGCCAAGTGTCTCAAGAAGGATGAGCTGTGCCTCCCAACAGCGAACGGCTGTAATTGTTGCGTTCCAACGCGTAGGATTTATCATCGGACGCTCGCATACAACACGAACATCGTTCTTATTGAACTGGCCAAGTATCTCCAAGAACTTCTCGCAGTCAAGACGCGTGATATTCTTTTTGGCTTTTGTGTAGTCTTGCTCAACTTTTGTAGGAGTGTGATGAATCTGCGGCTGTATATCGTCTCCTACTATGCCTATAGTACCAGTAGTACCATTGTCCAAACCAATAAAAACCTTGCTCATATTATCTAATCACATCTAAAACCTTTGTCTCTTTCAGCTGCTTGAGCTCCATGTCTTCAAGCCCTTGCGCCATATACTGCTTCACTGCTTGGTGCGCCTCGTTGATGTCGTGCGCGAACAATGCCACAGCGTACTTGATTTCCTTCGTCACGTCGTTGTCGTCAGTGAAGAAGTCGCAGATGGTAGCGAAGAACACTTTGCAGTCCTCGTCTCCAACAGGTCTCTCGTTCACAATCTCCTTGAGCTTCGACTTCTTGATTGTGAGCACCTCGAATCCAGTCTCTGTGCCGAACTTTTCGTACAACTTCTTCTCCACGTCCAAGAACAACTCGCAGTTCTCAATGATGAACAAGCGCTTCAGTGTCTTGTCGTTACCCTTGCTGTCAACTACGGTAGTTGAAATTTTAGATTCAAATAGCATAATTCTTTTTTTTAATCTGTTATTTCTACTTCGTATTTCATTAGTGCATCGTACACACGCTTGGCAATCTTACCTTCGTCGTAGTACTTCTGCGCGACTTCTTTTATATGAGCTTCCTTTGCACTCTTGTACAACAAGAATGCTTGGTTAGCACTTTTAGAACACCCAATTGTTTTTGTTTTTCCATTAATACCCATCTGTGCAAGAAACAAGCCTTCTTTTGGTTGATATACGCCTATTGGAAGCGAGCCTCTTTTTTTATTTCGTTTAATAATAAGCTTGTTAATCTCACTTGGCACAAAACAACATGTGTCAGGCGAATAAACTTTGTTGTTACGAAAAAGTATGTCTTTGTCAAGGTCGTATCCTTTTACATAATTTTTATCAAACCAAAGTTTAAAGTTTGACAACAAAAGCCACTCGTTGCAGACTGTACAGTCTTTATATGTGCCATAATGTCCTTTGTACTTAACATAATAACACCTCATTAACATCCTATACCAGCTTTTGTATGCTGCGCGCCAATGTTCATCACCATCTATGGCAATGTTGACATCTATTATCCCCTTACCATATACAATCGCTTTATGTGTATAGTTTCTCATTAAGTTTATTTCTCCTTAACTTCAATGTTAATAATATCCTTCAGTTCTTTAGGCAGCGTTATCGTTATCGTGCCCTCTGACTTTTTCTCTGTGACGGACTCGCGAATCTTGATAATGCGCTTAATGATTGTCCACCGCTTAGTCCACATCGGCTCTGAGCTAATCATCTGCGCCATCTTGTTGACGCACTGCCCTATGCCGTTCGGTGTGAATCTGTGACCGCCGCATCGCTCCGTCATGTCGGCGACTTTCTCGAGCGTTTCCCCTGTCATGTATCTGTACGCATACCAGAAAAGCCACCTCGGTTTCGCAAGGTGCTCCTCGCTGCCAGACCTGAGCATGTCCTTTCGCTCTATGTTGCAAAGGGATGCTACGGTATCTGCAAGATAGACCATGATGTCCATCTCGTGACGCCTTACGGCCTCAAGAATGTCATCGACGCTCTCGAGATTCCTCCAGTCTGACGCTATCATTTCATCATTCATTATACAGAACCCCTCTTTCTTTCGTTTATTTTCCCAAGTACTGTCTGCTGCGACATCGGCAGTCTCTCCACGAACAGGTTCAGTCTCTGGCTGTCTTTCCCCAACACAGAGTCCCACACTCCTACTATCGAGAACTTGAACCGCATGAACATGAACTCTCCCTTGTACGCAACCACTCCGTCGTCTGAGCATTTCTTCAGATAAGCTTCGAACGATGGCCTGCGCTGTCTCGTCTTGTACGACTGTGACTCGAGGTCGTACTCCATGATTGGCTTGCGCTTGAGCCAGAGATACTTCTCGCAGTAGTCGTCAGTGAAGAACGTCGCTTCGATAGGAGACAAGTCTATACCTTGCACGCTAACCGAGCCATCGTACCTGCCACCGCTTCTGCGTTCTATATATCCGTTTATGTATCCGTAGTCATCCACAGTCAGTCGTGTTTCATTGGACAATCGGCACTTGAATCACCATAGGCATGAGGACAGATATATACTTGTCTCTCTTCTCGTCTTCCTTTGCGCATACTATCGCAGGCTTCATCGGCTCAGACATCTCAAATAAGACTTCATCGCCGTCTATGCTGCGAAGCGTCTCTGAAAGCACTTCCCCGTTAAAGCATATCGTTATCTCGTTTCCGTAGTAGTTCTTGCACATGACAGCTTCCTCGGAATTTCTTCCGAAGTTTACGTCTTCTGCGCTTACGTTGATTGCGTCTGCAGAAATCGCGAGTACGACAAGACTGTTTGCGTTGTCAATGGAAAGCACGTGCTTCAACGCTTGGAGCATTCTTTCTTTCTCAACTTCAACGTTAACAGTGTTGTTCTTGGGTATCGCCATGTCGCAGTCTGGGTATTTCCCTTCAAGTAGACGAGCTGTAATCTTAAAGTTCCTGTTGCTGACGGACACGACCTTGTCGTTGAACTTCAGCTTGACATCCTCTTCAACACCGTCCAGCACGCTTGTAATGACAGAGGAAGCCTTCGGAGGAAGAGTAAACTGGTCGTACTGCGCTCCTTCGTTCAGGATTGCGTCTTCTACGAGCTTCACTACCCTTCTGTGGCTTGCGCCGTTCACAATCATCTTTCCGTTAGAAAATCCGAAATGCACTCCGCTCATGATGGGTTGTACGACGCTGTTCTTTGTTGATGCGCTGGCAAGCTTTATGACGTTTCTTGCAAGGCCGCTGTCGACAATTACTTCGCTTGCACTGCCAACGCTGAGATTAGGATTCGGGAAGTCGTCTGCAGACTCGTACGGCAGGTTTATCTTTCCGCTGACATAGTCCATCGTCATCACCTTCGTATCTTCATCGAGCGTAATCGTGATATTCTCATCACGAAGAGTAGACAGACAGTTGATTAAGTCTTTTGCCACTGTGCAGAAAGTTGTTTCCATGTCTGAAGTCAAGATGTCTGCACGTTCCGTGACCCAGTTCTCTCCGTCGCTTGCCGTCATGATGATACTTTCGTTTCGTACCATGATGCACACATCTGAAAGAATCGCGATGCTGTTCTTACTGTTGATTACCGATGCTACGTCAACGAGCTTCGGCAACACTTCGTTTACTTCAAAAGTGACTTTCATATAAATTCTCTGTTTTCGTTGTTTGTTATTTCTTCTTCTTTCCACCTCTGGCTCGACGGTCTCCTGCTGTGTCAGACTTGCTTCCACGGTTTGCTGAAGAAGACTTGTACACGATGCCATGAGACGTATGCGACGCGTCCTTTCCTTTGCGTGACGCTTTGCCATACTTCTCGTCGTGCTCACGGTTGTGCTGAGTCAGCTCAGAACGCTTCTTGCGCTGCTCAGGCTTCTTCTCGAACTCAGTATCGTACTGTTTCTTCTTCTCTCGCGCTTTTGGGTGCGTGCGATAGTATTCTGCTGATTTGCTTGCCATAACTGTTATTATTTGTCTGATTCGTAATCGTATGCATTGTCCAAAATCTCCTTTGCGACAGCTCTGACGTATTGTTCGCATACTACGTCTGCTTCGTCAGTATATCTGGCCGCGTTCAGCTTGTCCCTCCATTTGTCAATTATGTTGTTCTCGGCTTGAAACACAGCGCGGACAATCCATGACCAATGCTCAATCGTCTCTTCACTCATCGCCTTCTGCTTTTATGAGGATGCCTCGCATAGAACCTCTCGAGAATGTCCTGCTCTCGACCTTGCCGCTCCGAACGTAGTTGTAGATGGTCTGCTTAGACTTACCTACTCTCTTTGCGTACTCAGAAATTCCAATCCACTCTTCGTTCATTGCTGTGTCTGTTCGTTCAACTCTTGTTCTTTGATGGATTCAATGTTCTCGCGAGCCATTTCTTCGTCGGTCTTCTTCTCGAACAGAACGCGCTCCTCCATGTCTTCCAAGAACTTCGCCTTCTCGTCGTCGACTTTGCTCAGGAACTCTTTGTTCGTCATTCCGTCTGTCTTCTCGGATAGCAGAACGGAGTTGCGCGCGATGTTATGTATGTACGACTCGTACACCAAGAACTGTTCGACTTCTGACTCGCCGATAGAATATAGCGGCTGGAAGATATTGTAGAGCCACCAGTCTACAAATACGCAGATATTGTACTCCGTCCTGTCTTCTTTGGCCTTGAGAGATTCAAGCAGCTTAGAGAACGAGTATCCGTCTTCTGTCTTGCAGTCTTCTAGGTGTGCGTTTGCTATCTCGACAATTCGCTTCGTGTATAAATAAGGTCTTGATATGCCTTGAGCAGCGTTGAATGCGTTAAAAACGTGACGATGGAATCCAGTCTCTATGACACAGTAGTCGTTGTCTGATACGAGTCGCAAGCCTTTATCTGAAAAGAAAATCTCACTTGTGCTCTTTGTGCGGTCAAGATGTACGACGGCACGTGCGATGCGACGCTGCAGCTGAGCGTTAGTTGGTTTCTTCTGTTGTTCCATATAATTACTTCTTGTTTGTTTCTGCATAGATTACCGACAGACGCATTACGAGACCTTCGTGAGTCTTCGGCACGCGTCCCTTAATCTTGTTCGTCTTATTGTACGCTGCTATATATGCCCGAGCTTCCTCGTCTGACGTTATATGAGGAAACCAGTATTCGTTCTCTGGTTCTTTAGTCTCTTCTTCAACGCCTTCGTCCTCAATCTCTTTAGCTTCTTTTGCGAGCTCTTCTGCGCGTTTCTTGGACTCATCGTCAAGGTCTGCATCCTTAATGTCATCTACATCCATGTACTGAGGAACGACATACACTCGCAGTATCTGAGTGAACGGCTCTTGCGAGAACACTTTCACGATTCTCGGCTTGTCGTCATTCTCAGCGTCGAACGATGCCACAGCGTATGCCTCGTACCCTGTATGTAGTGATACTACAGCTACACCTCTACTAAAAGAATCTCTGCCATTATGCACTTTTTTAGGGATGCTTGGCAAACGAAGGTATGCGCATACTTCTTTTTCAAATAAAACTTCCATTTGTTACTTATTTTAAATTTATTAAGTGCAAAATTACAGATAAGTTTGAAATATTCCAAATTTAAAAGCATAAACTTTGTTAAATGCACGTCTTCTTCGCTTCTTCGATAATCTTCAGTCCTTCTTCTGTCGGCTTACCTTTCTTGTCGCACGGCACAAACACTTTCGTTCTCAGAGAAAGCTTTATCCATTTCCATCCCTCTTTCAGTCGTTTCTTCTCGCGTTTCCGAAGCTTCTCCACTTCTTTCATCGCTGCGTCTGTCACGCGCTCTGTGTTGGATACCCAGTTGTTTATCGTAGATGCCATGATTTTATTTCTTTTCTTTTGTCAGTTTACCTATCGTATTGTTCGCCATGTACGCCTTGAACGGTATGACGTCAAGCCGCTTCTCTGTGTACTCGCGTATGATGCTTGCCGCCCGCACGGACTCGCCGTTTTGCGTAATCCAAATACGGCGTGCAAGGTTACTACCTCGTTTTCCTTTGCCCGTATCTCGGGCGCAATCATTTTGATATTCGTTTCCATAATAATTATATTTTGGTGATTTCTATTACATACGTTCCACCCGACTTCTTTATACACCTGTCGCATCGTGTATCGCCAATGTCGAGTACAGCATTAAAACCAACGTCCAAATTCTGCCAATGGCGGTAGTCATAGAAACGTACCTCTGTGATTTCAGCACCGTCGAAAGAGTCGTCCATGTATTCCTCACCATTCATCTTGCAATGCACGTCGGAGGAAGAGAAGTCGGTCTCTCCAACACCAAAGGTGTATAGCGCACCTGCACCTTCCCAAGCATCGGGCAGATAAGTGTTCACGCCGATATGGTTCTCGACATACAAGCGAATCTCTCCAGTGGATTGAATTGGTGCGCCAGTAAGGTTCTTTACTATAATGTTTGCTTTCCAATCGCCTTGTGGTACAGGTGTAGGCGTAGGATTATGCACAAAGTCGCGCACGGCATTCAGACCGTCTTGCAATCCTCTCATGGCATTGATAATGGGTAGGCACATTGAGCCAAACATTCTGCCATAGATGACATCAGACATCCAGTGATAGCGGCCTATGCTACGGTTTATGCTGTATTCAAATGCCTTTCGTACCCATGTTTGAGGCCGCTTGGTGCTGTCTTCGTCCATCTGTGTCAACATAAGTGCCAGCATCCATATTTGTGCAGAATGGCCGCTGACGTATGAGCGCGGCGAGTCGGCAGCGAATCCGTCCTCTTTTTCATATTTTGCCTTTGCTTCTGCGTTATCTGCCACCATGACGGTAATATCAACGTTATAGAGTTCATTTTCTGGAGAACCGTGTACGGGGTTCTTTTCCGTGGTCTCGCGGGTAACGCCGCAGCCTGGCCTTGAACGGCCATAGTTGGGGTCTTGCGTCGGAAATCGGAAATTGTCGGCAATCTCTGTCACGCGCTGCAACAGCAATTCCGTTGCACTCTTTTGCGATTGGTTGTATCGGTAGATTCCAGCAAGGTCGGAAAAAGCACCGTCGATGACTAAGCCAGTGTCTTCTGTTGTCTTCACAAAAGTAAAATAGTCGGCATAGTTCTTTCCGTCATAGGTCTTATTGACCTTTCCGTTGAACTTGACCTTCATAGGTGCTCCGAACATGTACATGAACGTGCAGGGCGGCGTGGCCATAACATTGACGAGCCTGTTCTGCTTTTCACGCGGATAGGAATCCCATTCTTCGACTTTTGTCTGTGACATCATGTTCCATTCATTTACCATGTGTAGATTGATTTCCTCATCCTTTATGTAGTTTGCCGTAAGGCAGTCAAACAGTGAAACATCCTGTCCGCTTTCCCAAGGGAACGGAAGCTCGCATACCGTAGTTCCTTGTACTCTCGGGCCTGATGCAGACGGAAGAAATAGCGACGTATTGACACAGTATCCGATGCTCTTTGTCCTGTATCCCCTTCTTCCCTGCTCGTCGGACAGCATTTCATTGGAATAGCCAAGTTCATCCCATGTAGTTGCATTGATGGGTTTGCCTCCGAGTTCGTCGCGGTACGTCCCTATGCTTGATGCTATATTCTTGTCTCCACGGCAGATGGCATAGATGACTGATGCAGCCTCACGCATGGCATAGGGGTCTGCCTTCAATGTCTTTCCGCTGTACAGTGGGGAAATCGCGCCGCCGCCGATGCTATATGCCGCCGCAAACAATTTTGTCTGCGTATTGGTTTCTTTTCCGCTGTCAGGCACGAGTTCCGATAGTATCGAAGCCATGAGCCACGACTGCATGGCGTTGTAGGCATTGTCGCTGTCACTTGTGTCCGTACCGCGATAGTCGCAGACAAGAGGGTAGGTCTCTTTGCGGAACATCCATTCATCGGAATTATAAAGGCTGTCAGCGTAGTTCCATGCCCACAAAAGATAGTCATATATTGCCATAGACGAACTTACTTCATTATAATGGCAGTCTTTAAGTACGTTATTGAACATATAAAGCATGTCGAAGAAATTTATTCTGCTCGACGTTGCTTCATCGCTCGGTGTTGTCGCATCTTCGCTTTCCTTTTTTACCGCGAAGTCGATGTTGACATTAATGTCTTTTCCGCAGTGCGGACATTTGATTTTTTCTTTCATAAACTTAAAATTTTAATAATAAATTAATAATAATTTTTGCGCCAATACAAGCCATAGATTACCAACAAGGCAAGGATGGAAATACAAACGTAGTCAAACCTATCGAAAGTCATACGTCCTCCTTTCCTTTGTTGCCTCCTGCAAGCGAAAGCATGACAGCCGCTGTGGCCATACCAGCAATAAATCCGATTACAAATCCAATAATAAAGTACATCATAATCTATCCTTTCTTTTTATGTTATATGTTTAATATTTGCATTAACACCTTTTTCTTTGCCTTGTCGAGACATTTGCGGCAATACGGATGGCTTGGAATGTCGGGGTCGATGACAGGCCAAAAGGCAATTGCTTTCTTGCCGCAGACGATGCATTTACAATCTGATGCTTTCATACTTAATCATCCTTTACGTTATCGTCAATATAACATCTGAGAAAAGACAATTCTTGATGGGCGCATATAACCATCCTACTCGCTTCAACATTTGCTTCATTGAGTGCTTCAATGTCTCTGTTTTGCGCTGCCTTGCAGATTTCCCAAATACACCTGTCTAAATCTACACAAAGTCCGTCAATATCATGTAATACCTCCAGCTTAGTCATACCTCTTCTCCTTTCTGTGCTTTAACATTAAGTGTTTCTATCCAATAAATAATATTGTCGTATTCCCAATCATAATTATCATCTGTACAATCCAAGTGTATATTAATGCTACCATCATAACTCTCGTCTAGAATACCTGTGAATCTTTGTATACTTCCATCAATCATCAAACACAGATATGTATGTAAACTCCAATCGTTTATAGAATCATCAATATCTTCTTCTGATTGTTTATGCCAAAAGTCCACCTCTTTCACTTCGAGGGTGTCGATGAAAGACTCTAAATTAGAAAGTGCATGGTACTCCCCCTCTGCTGCTTCTGAATAGAAATTCATGTGTTCATCCATTGTGCAGAGTTTCAGCCTTTCTATCTCCGCTACAAGAGCGTCTTTATCAATTAGTTTCATAACTTAAATTTCTTCTGTTGTAGTTTTATAACAATCGTTGATAGTCACTTCGAGATTGCGGTACTTCAATCCGTCCATTGACTCGATAGCCTTTTCCGTTGCCACTTTCTTGATGTCCTTCTTCTGACAATAGAAACGCTCGGCTTCAAAGTCATGGTCGGCTATCCATTCGCCACTCTCTTCTTCGAGCCATTCGTAAGTCCACGAATAACTCACCCACCATGCGTAATCACGTCCTACTTTCATACTTTATTCTTCTTTCATATAGTTTTTAAACCATTCAGTTAACTCGCTAAGAGGTGGCTCACAAGAATCTGAGTAGCGCATAATGTAATGGTGATTGTTGATTTCCTCAATCCATTTTACGGCCTTCTCGATAAAGGCATCAGTGCGGGTGTACTCTATGTCCTCGTTGGTTAATGGAAATGTCAACCAACTTGCACCCACATTACCTTTTGCTGTTGGGTGTAAGTACAATTTCTTTGGTGCTTCGTTTGCTTTCATAACTTTACGCTTTATTATATACTTTTTGTAGAAATAGTTTCACACATTCTTTGTTGAGGTTTTGACAATTTTTCTCACAGTAGTCACCAACATATTCTTCACACATCTGCTCACATATATAGTCATTCTGCTCCTGTGTCTCTACAATGAAGTCAAGTGCCTTGTCTAACAATTCGTTTGCTTTCATAATTTTATTCTCCTTTATTATTCTTACTTATAATCTGGTGGCTCTTATCAATTATAATAGTGCCAAATCTAAAAATCCACAAAGTTATAGTTAAACCAAGCCAATGCCAAAAATCATTAAAGAAAAACTCACATACAAATTTTACAGTTTCCATACCTTACTCCTCCCTTAGTTTCTTTAAATCTTGATACATCAATTCCAGTGTTTTAAGGCTATTCCAACCTAATTTGTCAGAAAGCGGAGGATTTAGATTTCTATAAACGTATTGCAGTGCGTCCATCTGCTCATCACTCGGCTTCCAATGAGGCTGTTGACGAAGGGACTTGAGCCAATCAACTTGCCTATAGTTTTCATTATCACAGCAAAAAACTTGAGTATAAAACACTTCTAATATACTATTTAGCATAGAGTCATCTTTCTCGCTCCACTTAGGCTTTTGTTGAGGATGCAGAGATTTGAGCCAGTCAATACATTCTTCATCTACTTCTGAACCAACAGTTTCTGGATTATCTTCTATTTGTTTTCTTAGAACAAAAAGAATGTTTGCTATATATTCTTTTTCTTTTTTGCTCCACTCTTGCTTTGGTTGTGGGCGGAGAGATTTAAGCCATTTAACATATTCATCACGATTGTTACCAATTCTGTCATTTGCCAATGCGTAAATCAAATTATTCAACACTGTTTCGTCCTCTTCACTCCACTCTTGTTTTGGTTGAGGACGGAGAGATTTAAGCCAGTTAGAGTATCTTCTACAGTCTGACGGATTGAAGCATATTGCATTTCCGTTCTCACATGCATCAAGATTTCTTGTTAGAACATGAATAATCTCTTCATCCTCTTCACTCCACTCTTGTTTGGGTTGTGGCTGCACTCTTTCTTTGAGGGATTTGAGCCATTCAGTCGTATCACAACGAATATTCGTGCTTTTGCCATTGCTGATAGAATAACTTATGTGCCATAATGCTGTTTTAAAGAACTTCTCATCCTCTTCACTCCAAGAGGGTTTCTGCTCAATCTTCTTCAACTCTTTCTTTTCAGCATCCCATTCATATCCCGCTACCTTCATCTTTCTTAATAAAAGGTCACGCTGTTCTTGGGTGGCAGGTTTTATGTTATGTATATGATGAAAATAACCTTCTTTGAAACGTGGATTATCGCTCATAGAAAGAAAACAATAAGAACTATAATCTGATTTTTGTGCAAGACCAAAATCAACTTTTTCAAACTTCTTCAGAATGAAAATTAGAGGGTTTTTATAATCATCGCAAAGGTCGATAAGCACATCACCTTCCTTTGCATCTTGGATAGTCCAACGATGATAAAAATTAGCATCTTGCGAGCTTATATATCCACCACTTGTAAGGTCATATCCGTATTTATTGTTGGTGACATTTAGAATACATTTTTTTATTTGATAGCACGTATTATCTAACTCACGAACAATCCACTCGCCTTCATGGAACTTTGGCTCAACCTTATCTACAGGCTTCTGCTCTTTCTGACTTTTAATCAAGTCATTCAAGAACGCATAAAGCGCATCATCTATGGTGTTACCGAATCCGCATATACCATCTTGGATATTATCACCAAGTAATATACACCATTGGTCTCCGTCCTTGTAAGGTTTCAGACCAGCTTTTATTAAAACCTCTTCTGCTGTACACTTCTGCTCACCTTGCTTTTCAAGCCAAGCAATCCAAGGTTCTACATCAACAGCTTTAACATTTAAATTATCATAAAAGCCTTTAAAGAAATCTATCATTTCTTTTCTTATCCTCTCGTCCTCATCATCTGTAAAAGAGTCGGCATTTTCTTTACACGTTTCTTGGATATGTAAAGTTTCTTTCTGCTTTTCTAGATAAGCAAGCCATTTATCTTCTTTCTCCTTTGGAATTGGAGTACCACCGCCTCTATGTATTGCTTGCTCAATAAAAGCGATGAGCTCATTTCGTGTCCTCTCGTCCTCGCTCTCTTTGAGTTCGGGAAAGACAGCTTCAAAACTATCTTTTCCAATTAACCCAACATTTATACTATTAACTATGTTTCTTGCTTTTGCGAGAGCCTTGTCATAGCGTTTTGCTTTTTCTTCTACACTAAGTTCTTTCATAATTTCTATTCGATTTTGTTAGTTATATGCGTCTCGTATTTATCCAAGTCATCAATACATTCAAAAGAATATAATCTACACCAACTTTTATCACATATATCTTCAAATATACACTTTCCCATAATCACAACATTTTAAGTTCTTCTATTTCTTTTTCAGTATCAGAAACTTTTTTCTTAAAATAAGCAAGTTCTTGCTCTTTTTCTTTTATTTGAAGTTCTTTCACCTTACCATTCCATTCTAACCACTTTGCTTTAACGGAATCTCTAAATGTATAAAGAACAGCATATCTTTCAATGCTTTCAATATCGTCAGGATGGGTATCGAATTTTATTATAAAAGAAGGTGAAGAACTAATATTACTGACTTGTAAATGAACTCTATCTTCATAATCTTCTGGATATTCTTTAATAAAGTCTTGTACTTCCCTATTTGTTATCCAATAAAATAACCAATGTTCTGTGTTTATAATATAGTTATAAATTTCTTTTTCTATTAAAGATATTTTTTCAATTATTTCTTTCACTTCCATAATCACAGCAAATTTAATTCGTGTAACTTTAATATAAGTTCGTAACAGGCATCAACAAAATGCTCATACCTGTCAGTTTCTATACTTTCAAAATCCCCGTAAGGGTCTGTATATACAAGTTGGTATAAATCGTCTTCTTTATTAATTTCCAAGTAGACAGAATTACCGTCATCATCACACAACTCATAAGGGAATTGTTCAAGCAAACTGGCAAGACTCCAACAGCCGCATAGTTCTTCTGGGTCTCCCTTTATTGGTATTGTTCTTGCAAAAGGTTTGCCTAAACCATTGCTAACCCAAGACATATCCGCACTTTCAAGTAGCAGTATTTCTGCCAGCTTACGACTTTGCTCAATAGTAGTATATGCTTTAATTGTTGCCATAGTTATTTCTTTTTAATACATTCCATCAGGTGCTTTCAACGCCAATCCCATAGGAATAAGTCCTCGATAATCAAAGTGATGTTTATTATAAAAATCAATTTCAAATGCGGAAGAAGCAGCACTTATTATTGTATGACCAAGTTCTTCAGACTCCAAATGTTTAAGTTCGAGTTCAATCACCTGCTTAAACTCTTCTTCTTCTTCCTCAGTCATACTTGACATTGGACGAAGATATGGTTTAATATCAAATTGTTCTAATGAATATCCATTTTCGTGCATATAATCCCAAACTTCACCGCTAACAACGTCAATAGCACTTGGAATCATGTCGAATTGTTTATCCATATTAACAACGACCTCATATGACAACCTTGCCGAGAGGTCTTTAAGTAGTAATTCTTTATCTTCTTGTGCCATAGTTATTTCTCTTTTAATTCAGTTCTAACTTTCTCTTTGTCTGTCATAACTATTCCTCCATTGCTTTACATAATCCATCCCAAATATTAACTCTAATTGTTTTATTCTCTTTGGCATCAGGTATATAATATGGATAATATGTACTGTTCTCTTTTAACCAATCACACACCTTCTCAATATCCACCAGTCCCTTACGAGGATGAGAATCTGCCCATTCAGCCATATCACATCCGATAGCAACCAAAGTTGATTTTGGGAGCGTTCCAACAGTAATATATGCCTTTTTAGCAAATTTATATGCTTCTGCTAATATTTCTTCTTTCCGTGTCATACAGAATATCCTTTTAAGCCATGTTCTTTTGCATATTCATCATATCTCAACACTAAGTCAATAGGATTTGTATTGGAGTTTTCAAGGCACTTGTCTTCAAGGATTGCTTCTTTGTACTCCTTGTATGTCCACGAGCACTTTCCTACAGCAGGAGCTCTCGTAACGACATCATCCTCACCGTGTATTTTGAGTTCTTGCTCAATCAGCTTTAAGGCAATTTGTCTTGCTTCTTCTCTTGTCATAGAATGCTATTATTTAATATTAACGTAGTCAATCAAAAGAATGTCGCTATTGCTTCCTTGTTTTCGTATTTTGTGGTTCATGACCCTTGCATACAGCCACGGCCACCAAGCCAACCATTTGCATGACACGGAAGCGTAATTCTCCTCACACGTCGGGTCGTTACCGAAGCGGTAGTCAACCTCCCAATTATATATATTACGTCCACACCAAAAGCGGATATGCTGGTATTCGGACGTGTTCACATAACAGAAACTCTGGAAGAACGGCTTGGAAGGCTCATACTGCCCTTTTGTCCTTGCCTCGTGCAACACACGCACCATACAGTCGCCTTTTGAATCAAGAAACGCAAGGTCGTCCATCAATTGGCTTTCCGTTATGTCATATTCGACAATGCCGTGCGCAACCCTGAATTGCCATCTTTCCCACCTGACACGGAGGTCAAAGCAGCGGACACCGAGGTCATACTGCTCGCGTATGGTCTTGCTCTGGCATCTCGCTGTGAATGACAATGGCTTCATCCACCATTTCCTGACGGGGAGGTAGCTCCATGAGTTATGTGAACCAAGTATCATACGCTAATTCTTGTTTATATATATCGTGTCGTGTGCAATAACAGAGCCGCAGACGCCAGACTGCTTGTGCTTTAATAGTTCGTACGCAAGACTGTCTCGTTGGTGCTCGTATGTCTTGGACTTGACTTTCAAGCTGACGCTGACCATAAGCCAGAAGATAGTCATCGCAGTAGCGATGAGTGCGACAGACAGAAGTGGTCTCATGCGTATGATTTTCGCAAGGAACACACAAAGCTTATACAACGCTGTGGCTAATCCTGCGAATATAGCCACAAGAACGCTGAGAACGCCATTTATAAGCGTTCTGACAGCATTCTTCGTGTATTGCAGCCAACTATTAAGGTTGTCGAATAAAAAGCGCTCAGAGCCGATATTTGACATTTCCATGTGATTTACGAGTCAAAGTTCTTGAATGCGCCTCCGTTCTTGACGAACTCGAGTATCTGGACTTGTAGGTACATCTTGTTGTTGTAGACGTACGGCACAGACTTCTTGAACATCTTCTCGTACTCTTCGTCGACGAGAACGATGTGCTTCTTGAACCGCTTCTCCCTCTCAATCGCGCTGTGCGAGTGCAGATAATTTATTCCTTGGCTCATTTCTTCTTGTCTTTAGGTTTTTCTTCAGCTTCGTCGAAGTCGGCAAACTTGTCGGCAACTTCTTGCGCTTTCTGGGCATCGAGTACTTGCTGTTCAAAGTTGTCGTTGTCCATATAGTCGTACTTGTCGGCCTCGAACTGCACGCTCTGGTCAGCCTGTATTGCATCCTTCATCTCCACGCTCAAAGGCGCGTTCTTTGAGAGGTTCAGCTTAATTACGGTCTTCCTTGCCATGTCGTCAAAGTCTGTAGTCCACTTGCTTGACTGCTTTACGTTGTCGAACTTCGAGCGATAAGTCTGCGAGTAGCGTGCGGCGTGTGCCTGCATCTCTTCGAGAGACATATAGAACGTGGACTCAGCGCCATTGAGCAGGCGGAAGTACGATGCATATCCGATGGTCTTTGCTTTCGAGCGCTCGATGTCGTCTTCAATGAACTCAAAGACGCATTCTCCAGTCAGTCTGTTGCGGCTCTTCAGTTCTCCTTCCTTGATGTCTGTCGCCGTAGGGATGACCTTGAACTGACCGCTACGGAGGGCAAGCTGCTTGAATCCCTTGTATCCAAGCTGGAACTGGGCTACCGTTATGCCTTTCTTGTTGTCTTTGTACGGAATGCAGTACGCGAATCCGAGCGAGTTCTCAAGCGGCAAGTCTAATGCCGTGGCTTTAAGCGCAGCGAACATTACCGTCAAAGGCTGGCACTCTTGCAGTGCAGCGTTGTTTGCCACGAGAGCCGTGAGGTTGTTTACGAACGAGCCCTTACGCTCGCCTAATACGTCTGCCAAGTACTTCTGCGTGCTTGGGTTCGTAATGGTCTGGTTGAACAGCTGCAGACCAGTAGCTTTCTTTTCTTCTGCCATAGTTTTATTCTTTTTTACGATTTCCTACTACCTGTATGGCAAGCAATGAACCTGCCAAGTGCGTCATAAGTTTGTTGAACAATCCAACCATGTCTTCATTTTCCATGAAATCGGTTGATGATAGGTTGAATTCAGTCTCGCCTTCTTTCAATTTCTGTTCAAGGTTTGAGAATGACAACAATTCTACCATTCCAGACTTGAAATCATTTTCATAGTTCTGTGTGATGTTTTCTACATTAGCGCGTTCATAGATGTAGCCGTCACTAACTTCAATGATGAATTTTGCCATAGTTATTCTTCTTTCTTGTTTTCACTTTCAATAGAATCCACATAGCGCGTCAATGCGTCGATACACTTGTCTGGCAACTGCTTTGCCTTGTCATTGGACTTTATGTAGTCAATAGTGCCGCCAAGACCATATATTGCCATCAAGTCTTTTTCGGTAGGGGTCATTACAGCACCAAGCGTAAAGAAGACAAAGAACAAGATGAAAGACTTGATGTATTTCTTGCGTTGAATGACATTCGTCTTGATGTCATCCATATCCACGTCGTCACCGATGATGATGAAGAAACAGAACACGGCAATGACAAATGCCACCGCAAGACAAAACCAAAAACCTACGTTGAACAAAAACGAAATGTTTGCCAACCTTTGTAACCAATAAATCTCTGTCATAATCTTTAATCGTTTTATTTGTTGTTGTCTTTAATCTTGATTGATACGAAGCCTTTCTTGTTGACTTTCTTCTCATACTTCTCACGCATCTTCTTGTACAGCTTCGGATGGTCGTGTGCGTAGTCGTCGAGATAGCGCTTTGAGTCGAACTGAACCGATGTCGTCGGGTCAACGCGGGTTATGCTCCAAGAGTCGTTCTTGATGCTCTTGATGTTCTTGCTTTGAAGAAACTCATAGAGCTTCGCCTTAAAAGCCTCTACGGTCGCTTCTCGCTGCTTGATTTCAGTCAGCAGTGTAGTTATGCCATCGAACTCTTTCTGGACGTTCTCAGGCAGGTATTCATAAGGCACAGACTCGTCTTCTGTGTAATACTGCAGCGTGTCCAAGAAATCGTCCACGATGTCCATTGCTTTTCCAAGGTCGTACTCTGCCTTCGAGAAGCGCACCTGCTTGACCGTAAGCCTCGAAGGGTCGAACTCGTGGTCGTTGTAATCGACTTCATTTGTGTCGTACACACACAGAAGCACCCTAACCGTATAGTTGCCGACCGTCTTTGCGAGTTCGTTTCCAACAAGCCAGTGATGAGCGAGCTGCCATCTGTACTCTTCACGTGCCTGCCTGAACGACAACTTCGTAGCCTTCGCCTCTGCAATGATAATGACTTTCTTCTCGTCGTCTTGAAGTAAATAGTCAACATGGTCTATGACGTTCACATTCTTTCGAGAGTACTTCGTGCTTGTAAGGCACGGGTTCGACTGCCACCTGTCGTCCTGAGACTTGAGCATACTGAATATCTCAAGCTCCATTCTGTCTCCAAACGCCATCGCAGGAGTGTAAACGTTATCATTCTCCACGAGACCTTTCACGATGGCCAGTCTCTTCACTGCAGACTTGGGCACGACTCCGAGCTCTGCAATCTGTTGCAGCATACGGGCGTCACTTGAGCCTAAATTACCCTTGCGACTCTGTTCAATGTCTAATTTGTATTCTTCCATTCTATTTATTGTTTTGTGAGTTTATTATCTCTTCGTCAGACTTAGTCTTTATGATATAGATTTCAATTCCGTTGACGGCGTTTGCAACAATCTCCTTGCCTTTAATCTCCTGCTTGAACGAAGACAGGAAACCGAAGATTATTACGTTGTCGCCAGTGTGTGCATTGACTTTCTCAAGGTACTTGATGACCGCAGGCTTGTAGCACATGACATTCAGGTTCTGCTCGAAGTTGTTGCTTGTAGACGTTGCTCCGTCCTTGTTGTGAATCAGTACGGGCATCCATATATACGTCTGGCCGTTGACAGTCTTGCCTTTCTTTATCACGCCGCCTATTCTGCCTACGAGAATCATCAAGTTCCTGTCCATACTACTCTTCCACCGAGATTGTACACTCTCTGAACTGTCCCTTCTCGACAAACTGCATGAACTGCCTGTCACTTACGATGCCGCCGCCGATGAACGTGCCGTCATCCCTCAGCTTCGGCTTGCTCGTGTAGAAATACAGTTCGCCGTTCCTGTCTCGTGCAACAAATGCCTTGACTTCGATTCTCTTGTTTTCGTTCTTTTCCATAATTCTTTGAATTTTGCTACAAAGTTAATGATAATAATTTGAAATATTTAAAATATACACACTTATTAACGTATTTAACGTTCAGTCACAACCGTACTTATCACACCATGCTTGCTTTGCATCCATGAAGTGTACGAGCTCTTCGTCCCACATAGCCTGCGTGTCTGTGTCAAACACTGGAAGATACGAGTAGCTTATCCATTCCTCGTCGTGTCTGAGCGTGACAAGATGGTCTCTGTACTTCTTTGGCAGCATCTCCACAATCCTCTCCACGTAGTCGCCAGTAAGGTTGCACTGCCATGAAGAGTCGTCTGGCCGTATCTTGACCATGATGTAACTCCCGTCTTCGCTGAGTCCGTTCGGCTTGGTCTTGGTGCATCTGTCCATCCAAGGGCTCTCGATGCACGGCTGGTTGATGACCTGCTCGATATTCTTCTTCAGGATGTCTATGTTCATTCCGAAACCTCCTTACCTGTAAGTTTGACGTACTGCTCTTCAGTGAGCTTCGTGACGTTGATGATTGCGTATGACGTCGAGTTCTTGTCGTGGCACACGTCCATCAGCTCGTCCTTCGTCGGGAAGGATTCGAAAAAGCAGTTCACGTACTTGTTGTAGTTCGTAATGATGGTGAACAGCCAGTACTCTTTCTTTGTCTTCTTTGCCATAATCTTATGTTTTAATTGTTGTTTAATTGTTCGTTGTACAGTCTCACTGCGTCTTCCCAGCTGATAGTCGGACGCTTGGTTCTCGGCTCGAATGTCTTTGTCTCCATTTCAGGCGGCAAGTTTAAGTCCTACTCGATTCAGAGCGCCGACAATGCACGACAGCGTGTGCCTCCCTGAGTTGCGCATGCTGAGTATCTCGCGAGCGGTAAGGCGGGTGATGTCCTCGACAGTCTCGCAGTCAGCAGCCCTCAGACAGTTGATGGCACGCACGGTTACGAGGCTGTTGGTTGAGTACTTGAACATGAACTCCTTGACAGTCATTCCAACAATCTCCTGCGGCACAAGCGAGAACGGACTGACGGAACTGTCGTCTTTGCTGACGGCTTCCATGATTTCACACATGAGCTCCCGAGACCTTGCGAAGATTGTCTCGAGCTCGTTCATTTTCTCTAATAGCTGTTGTTTTGTCATAAGCGTTTATTTTGAGCTGTTACTTGACAAATCTATGACGAGACACCTTTTGCCTGTGTCCTCGTTTATCTTGTATCCTCTTTCTTCTAAGACCTTCTCGTTCATATCGAACATCCATTCCCATACTTTCCGTTGTTCATCAAGAATTTCTTTTTCGGTCATATCCGTCTATTTTAAGTTGTTTTTTAATGTTATGTATTTTCTCGTGGCAATCACGGCAAAGAACTACCAATTCGCCCATGTTAAACACATCAAGTTTTGTTGGTATTACTTTTGTCTCCATAGCCTTGTTGTTTGTTTATTTATAAATTTGTTTGTATTTCTTCTATTATTTTACGTGCCTTATCTTCGCTGATACCTTTTTCTTTGGCTATCATCTTAACGGCTCGCTCGTTACATTCTTTTATTCCAGCAAGAATTTCTTCCATAGTCGTTATTTATTAAAAATATTGTTCGCAAACAAAAAATTTTCTCGGAGAAAACTCCTTAAAATCAATTGTATTAAACAAACTTCGCTTGTTCGCCCAATGAGCCATGTCTTTCTGCCATTGAGGGATATTTTGTCGTGTAGTTGAGAAGTCTAAATATGGCTGAGCTGCGATTGTTATGCTTTGTAGTCTCTTTGGATTTTTAACTCTCTCCTGTTTATTTCTCTCCCACCAATAATGAGTTCTGTCGTAACACTCGTTGATGTCTCCCATCAAAATTGTGTACATAAAGAAATCTCCATTAAAACCACACCGTGTGAGCTTGTCAATTACACGTTCACAATCTTTTATTTGAGCTTTTGTATCACAAGCAAACCTTATGCGACTATTTATCCACTTTATACGAGCCAACACTTTTGCTATGTCGTCCGTCACCAGTCGTGCGTCCATTGCTTGATTGAAGTCAACACGATACTTTTTGTCAGCAATTTTGTTTAACTGCTCCATTCCATAGTCACCAGCAGCAAGAATGTTGTTATCCATCAGTATGAGGTTTGTTCGACCATCAACTGCTATCTCATCAACGTCTTGGTACGGATGGATATAACCTTCTTTTTTTGGTACTATGCACCACGGACACTTGCGGATGCAACCGCGAGTAAGGAATCCGTAAGCGGTCTTTCCGTCAATGAACGGATAGATAGAGTAGTCTGGAATTATCTTCTCCGCTTTTTCTGGAAGACTACTTGTTACGTCGTACCCAGTTCCACCGCGAATTATTTCTTTAGCGTTTGGAATAATATGAAGATAGTCCATTGTGTGTGTAAACACTTTAGACATGTATACGATGTCATATTCTCCAACTATACTATACCACTCAACATTGTCACCGTTTGCTTTGTGGTAAGCACTTAACTTCATCAAAGCAAGGTTTGGGAAATTCCCATGACCGTCTACGTCTATTAAACCAATATTCATATATACTATACTGTTTATTCAACAACTGCTACTGGAAGAGACCTTAGTTCCAGAGCGTAAGTTCCCCTTACACGCGAGACGAAAATCTCTCGTGAGGAACTTTTGCTCTGACTCCCTGCTGACTGTTGTCAACCTTGAGTCCATCGGCACTTTGTGGATAATCACATTGTGCTGCGGAATATTTCTGCATTATCGCATACCTTGTCAACGTGTTCCGCTCGCAAAGTCACGTTTTGCCGTCTGGCTCCCGTTCGGCTCTCGGCATTGATACGGTGGGTTGTCCTCGTCTACCAAGCCCAGTGAAAATAGAGAAAGCCAACATACATAAATGAACTATCCCCGTCAAGTAGGGCAGTTACTCAACAGGGAATCGTTGCTTATGATGTTGGCTAATTAAAGCCACCTTTTTGCTGTTATGTCCGCTATTCCAAGTACTGCCCACTTGTTTCACGGTGCAAATATACGACCATATTTTATATATTCCAAATTTTATGGCAAAACTTTAAGTTATTTTAGCATTTGGACACCTTTCCAGCACAGCCAAGCGCAGACGATAATATTCACGACGCACACGCAAATGTAGATAGTGATTTCGTACTCGTGTGAAGCAAACAACGACTTCTCAAGCAGATTGATGCCAAGATAAAGGCATGCAAGCTTGTTCCAGACACAAGTCTCTATGGCAACGCTTATGATGCACAGCACTACGAGCATCTGGACGTTGTACTCAAAATAAGCGCCTATGAGCCACGAAATCGGCTTGTTGGGTATAACCATATCGTCGTAGTACAGAAAGTCGCTTGTAGCCATTGCAAATACGCTTTCTGAGTAAGATATGAGTACAAGCGCGCAGATGAAAAAGGGAAGCATCTTCCCTGTGCGGATTAATGCCACCCTTGCTTTAAATAGTATGGAGCTCATTTTCTTCTTACTTTTATCTTGAATGTGACGCCAGCATCCCTTGGAAGTTGTGCTTGCATTCTCGGATAGCGCGTAGTGTCAGGCTTCGACACCCTCGTAGCGTCGTTCTTGTGCTTTAGTTCAACGGATTTCTTAATCCTTATCTTCCCTCTCCTACGCTTTTTCCTTGCCATAGATGATGTTCAAAACCTTGGAATACTGTTCTCTCGTAATCTCTGCACGTCCGTGCTCTCGTCCTGCGATGTACACGAACCCAATCTTATCCTCATTCATAGTGGAACTGTCTGAGTCGAACAAGACGGACAGGCGATACCGCTCCTACATCCGCACCACCCAATGTGGCCACAGTCCCGTAAAGAATAGGCTACCGACTTGTCACAAGCACTCACCTAAAGTAATTTATTCAAAATATAAAAATAATGGAAAAAGGCTTACTTAACTTCACAGCCTTTCAGCTTACTGTTATCAATCTAAAACATTACATCATGAAAAACCTGTATTTTGTTGTTGCGGTAGTGGAACCTGCCTCCCACCTCAAGGATATGAACCTCGTATGCGACTGTCACACTGCTACCGCGATGTGGAAAAGCCTACTAACTTGTCTCAAGCTCTCGGCTTAACAATAATCTAATACCATGAAATCTTAGTGACATGCAAAGATACCACAATATTTTGAATATTGCAAGTTTCTTAGCAAGATTTAACGTTATTCTTCGTCTTCGCCGCTTCCTCTGAGCCTTTCGTTTAGCCGCTTAATCTGCTTCTTCATGTTCTTAATCTGATTCGAAAGTGCCTCGTTCTCCTTCTGTGCTTCGACGAGCGCTTTCACAGTCTCGCCGTTGTCTTTCCATACTACGGACGCTGTCAGGAACTCGCGCATGGTCTCCGCGTCGATGGCTGCGAGCTCTTCAAGACCGACGTGGTACATGAATCCTTCGAGCAGCGCTGGCAGCGTGTAGTACATGTATTCGTTGTTGCCGACCTTCAGCACATGGCCGTTCGGCACAGGATAGACATTAATCTTTGTTCTTTCCATAGCCCTTACTTTTCAATTACTTCGTTTAACTGGTCGATGATGTCGTCGAGGCTATTGACAGCATCGTCAATCCCGTCGACACACTCCTGCATCGTATCACCGCGCTCTGAGTACTGTATGCCTTCTGGCAGATTGTCAAAAGCCTCCTGCTCTTCGTCGCGGATGTCTTCCAACTCGCTCTTGATGTCCTCAAGCTTCTCAATGCACTTCTCTATTTTCTGTCTCCTATTCTTATTCATAATCAATGTTTTTTTAATTGTCAATACTGTTAGTCAATAAACATATCAAACTCTACCGTCTTGGATGCGATTCCCCACATGACTGGCTTCTTGGAGAACCTGTAGGTGACGTTTCTTGTCTTCTTGTCCTTGTCAGGATAGATGAAGTACCCTGCGTCTTGGAATGCCTTGAACGCGGCGTCCATCTCGCACGAGTTGATTCTCGTGTATTCGCATCCGACGTTGCGCTCCGAATGCGAGATGGTCTTGTACCCTCCGTTGACGGTTATGCTCAGATACAGGGCGTTGTCTTTCGCGAAGACGGTCATCGGAAGCGACTTCTCCGTATAGTCGAGCATTATGTCGCAGATGCTCTGTACCACAAACTCCCTCACTTCAATTGGCTGAACGTAGTCGTTCTTCTTGATTCTGATGTTCATAATCTACTTGTTGTTTAAATAATACTTTGCGTACGATTTCTCGCCGTCGTTCACTCTCTCCGTGACGATGTCCATACCGTCGTTTCGAAGCCTGTTAATCGCTGCGGCCAGACGGAAACAGCCCCATCTCTGAAGCGCTTCGATTGGTGTAATACTGTTCCCGTTCTCAAGCCATGCCTTAATCTGTGCCTTCTGTGTGGCGCTTCTCTCTGGATTCCAATTCTCGTTCATGATTCGATGTTCTTATAAGTTAGACAAATCAATAGTCTCTGTTCTTGTGAACGTAATCTTTCCGTCGTATCCGCGACGCTTCAGCTCTTCCATCAGCTCTCTCGGCGTGAAGTCCTGAAGTCTGAGGCTGCGTGCGTTGACGGCGTCGACGGCCTGCTGCTTCAGCTTCTTGCGATTCTCGACGCCCTCCTTGATTTTCTGTGAGTGGCACTCCTTGCATACGCTTGTGACACCCCATGCGTTCTTTACAAACTCGTCTTCAGGCAACTCGCGCCCGCAAATCTTACAAACTTTTGTCGTTGTTTCCATAATTCTCTTGTTTTTAGTTGTTAATAACTGATTGCCGACCACCCACCCTCGCGTTGATAGTGAACGCTACTTCTTGAACCCTCGCCCTCCCATCGTGATGAAGATGTCAGGACGAACGATGAACGTAAGAATGATAAGCAATGTAATCATACGCAGTACTATTTAGTTGTTAGACGAATAATTCTCTATGCTCTTCTTGAACTGCTGCATGTGCGCTCGCAGACGCTTCTGGAGCACTGGCGACTTGAAGTCCCACTTCGCGAATATGCTCTCGTCTATGTCGTGGTACTTCTTCATGACTTCCACGACTTCTTCCAAGCGCCCGCATCTCAGTCTGATTCCCATCCAGTCCCACTTCTTGAAGTCTTCGTCCTCGCAGTGGTCTGGAAACACTTCTTTCAACACTTTCAAGAAGCACTGCGATTCTCGCGCTTCAATATATCGCTTATTCTTCAGCTTTCCTTTATCCATATATATCTGTTTAAGTTTCTCTTTGTCTGTCCTTGCTCTCGTCTCTTTGTACTTGTCTGACGAAGCACCTAAGCGAGCACCGTTCTTCTTTTTCACAGCCAGTGCGTCCTTCGTCCTCTTTGAAATCATCTCCCTCTCATACTGCGCAACAGAAGCGAAGACTCCGAGTATCATGGAATTGACAACTGGCATATCCGTAAAATGAATGTCGATGCCAGTGTTGATTACTTTGAACGTAAACTCGACGTCTCTTGCCAATCTGTCCAGTTTCGCAATGACAAGGCCGCATCTGTTCGACTTGCAGTAGTCGATGGCATCCCACAATCCTTTTCTGTCTCTGTGAGTGCCGCTCTCGACGTCCATGAACTCGTGTACTAACACTCCGTTCTTCTGCGCAATGAAGTTCTCGCACATCGTTCTTTGTGCGGATATTCCAAGACCTTTCGCGCCTTGACGCTGAGTTGAAACTCTTAAATACGTGCAGTAGTTGTTCATAACTCATGATGTTTTAAATTGACTCTGCAAAGTTACTTTAAATATTTAAACCTTGCAAGCTTTTTAACACTTTTAACTTTAGTAAACATCAATCACCTTTGCTCCTACATACGCATCTGCGGTACGTGCGTGGTAGAACGGCTCGTCGCGCACCTTCTTGATGGCGAGCAGTCTTGCCTGTTCCTCGCTCTCTGCCTCGACATAGATGGTTTTTGAAAGCGTGATGTCGATAGACACGCTGTACTCTGTTGTCTTCATAATGTTTGTTGTTTTAATTGTTTTATGGTGTTACTCCTTAATGCTTGTTCTGAGACAAGCAGTAGTCGTAAAGAAGATGAATGTTGTCAGTCTTGTACTTTCTGACGAATCTCTTGACGATAGCCATGTCAATCGTCACATACCCGTATCGCTCGTTGAACTCTTCGAGCATTCTGTCATAGTCGTATTTCTTTCTTGTCATACTTTCGCATAGTTCGTCAAATCGTTTACAAATGCTGAGTAGAATCCGTCCTCTGCATGGAACACGGCGCGAGAGAAGAACCGAGTGTACTCACCGACTTTCGATTCCGAAAACCACTTCCATATATCCTCGCACTGGTTGAGCAAAAACGTCTCTCCTCTGAAAACCATTGTATTCATAGTTCTGTTATCAGCTACTTTGTTTATTGTTCAATACTCCAAGAGTCTGCCGACCAACCGACAAGACCGTTTGTATAACCATTCTCTATTTGCTCTGCAACCTCTCTGCAAGCATCTGCTGCGTTGTCGATGTCGCTTACTTCAATTACAATCTGTGCCATACTTCACTTCTTCTTTGGTTCTTTGTAATATACATTCACTTTGTATCCGCTCTTGGCCATCGGCATGATGAGCTGGCGGGCTTCCTTGTAGTAGACGTTGAGCTTGACGCTTACCACGTCAGTTCCAAGCAGCGTGTGGTCTGATGAGTTCTTGATGACACGCTTCGCATGGTCGATGTCACACAGGAAGTTCCACAGCTGAGCCATCTTCTGACCATCCTCCTGTCGATAGTGATAGATGAATGCACACAGCGCGTTGGCTGGATGAATCTTTACTGTGAGCACTTTTGTCTCGTCGTGGTTCTTAACTTTGACTTCTCCGTATGAAATCTGATAGTTTACTCTTAGCATAATTATGATTTTTTAAAGTGAATCAAACTCCTGTTCCATGTAGTTGTTGTCCTTGTCCATCCAACCATGCGTGAACATGATTGTCATGTTGTAGTCGCACACTTTGTCAGCCTCAATCTTTGCAATCACGAGAGGATAGCCAAGACCTTTGCATTGTTCGATGCAGTGTTCCTTAAATCCGCTCTCAGTACCCATCTCTCTAATAGCAATGTAGTAAGGCTCTTTAAGACCAGTCCATGACTTGTCGTGAAGGTCTGACAACGAGTGAACCATGTCCGATGTTACTAACCTGTAACCGCACACCGCAGACACACCGAGTGCTGCCTGCATAAGAATCTCGCTGATTTGCGAGAAGTGAATTTGATTGTAAGTTCTCATAATGATAATGTTTTAATTGTTACTCTTCGATTAATTCTTCCTTCTTGAACCCTGCTTCACAAAGTATATACTCTTCGTTCTTTGAAAGCTCTCCATAGAATCCCCAGCATGAATCAGTCTCTTCCCACTCGGTCTCTTCTGTCTCAGTGTCGTCATGCTCTCCGTCAGGATAGCGCACACTCTTGATGGTCTTCACGGCTTTCTCTGCCTTGAATCCGTACACCTCGTTGTCTCCCAATGCCTCAAGCTCGTCTATCAGCCACTCAATCTCTCGAAGCGTCTTGCCTTTCCAATATTTTTCTTCGCAGCCAGAGTACTTCAGGAACTCGTCCTTCTCCAACCAACAGATTCCCTCTGAATCGCAAGTAACTTCCTCGCTGAAGGAAATTCCGCTATAATAGCCGAATGAGTAAGACATCATCTTGATACCATCAGTCATTGCATTCGCTACAAGGTGGTCGATAGTTTCGGTATTTAGATATTCTATGATTGAATCTACATCAATGTCTTCTAACTTGAGAGAGAATGAAGTGTCTTCACCCCAGTGTGCCTCATGTACTACTTTCTGTCCGTCCGTCCATGCAGGAATCCAAGAACCCACTACCCATTCCTTGTTTGAACGGTCATAGAACAAAGCAGTATCGTGATACTTATGTACGTTGCTCTTGTAGTTGTCCTTGAGAATTTTGATGATTTTCTTTTTATCACCATACATCTCCAACATATAACAGAGGAAGTTGTATGCACTGCCTGATTTGTTCTCACGCTCCTGTTTTCCCATTAACGAGCCATCTCTTGACCAGTCCTCGCAGTGCAGTGGCTCGTCGGTGTTGTCGCGAGGGTTCTCTGCATACTCGTCACGATATATCGTCACCCTCTGTTTTCCGTCTTTTGTGACGTATCTTTTTACATAGTCTTCCATAATATATATGCTTTTATTAATTATTTATATATTAATTATTTTCTCTACGCGTACGCGACGCAAAGGAAAGCCCATGTGAGCACCAAGAAGATGATGCAGCACACGAGCCCTCCGACAAACTCCCAATCAATCTTCCTCATATCACTTGAATCTCTTTTCATGTTTCTTGTCTATGATTACCCACTTGTCGTAGGTCTTTCCGTCAGCAACATGGCGCATGTTGTAACCGAGCCAGTCCATGATGCGAGGATAGCAGGACATACCGACACCGCCCTCGAAGTAGCAGTACGTGTAGTCGCTTTTGTAAATGCCGTAAGGAGCTTTCTTGAAGTTCTTGTTGCGAACTGCATAGCGTAGGTTCTTGAAGTGGTTCAGGGCTTCTGCAACAACTGTAGAGTGCTTGTCGTAGCCCCATCCGCTTGCGTACCCTGCGTTCTCAATATAGTGCCAGTCACCTTTTGCATCTTCCCACCGCATAGATGCGCGAGGACACCAGCCCCAAGTGTGTGAACGCTTCCACTCGACCTCAATCTCGATGTAGATTGGAAGTGGCTTGTTGTGCTTAAACTCTTCAGATGCGTTAGTTCGCTCCAAGTACTTCAGAAGGCCACGCTCGGTCTTGTAGTCGTTGGCACGGCTTGCAATCTCTTTCTTTGTCAGATGTGTGAACGTTTTCGCGAACTCGTTCAAACGCTTCTTCGTAAGTTCCATAATGCTAAATGTTTAAAGATTAATACTGAATATCTTTCTCGTACATAAGAATTTCTTCGTAGTAGTCGTCGCAAGGGTCTGTAATAAAGAAACGTCCGCCTCCTTCGTCTTCGACCTCGAACATTTCTTCTCGTTCTTCTTTTGTGTAACCTCCGAAGTGATAGCTTTCTTTTAATATTGTGTCAATTACTTGCTCAAACACTTGTTTTGCAGTCTCTTTGCATGAGCATGGTGTGACGTTAAACAAAATCTCTCCGTCGCAGTTGCTCTCTTGTGTTACCAACCAAATCTTTTCCATAGTTCAATCGTTGTAGTAAAACTTCTTAATACCATAATACGCTCTCAATGTTTGGCATATTCCGTCGCACTGAGCAAGAGTGACATCATAGTTGTCTCTGATGTAGTCTGTAAAGAACTCGTAGGCGGAAGAGTTTCCCTTTGGTACTCCTTTCCACTCACCAAGATTCTTTATAATATCTTCACATATACGTCCTGCATTGTGAATTGGTTCTTTTACCCATCCCATAGTTACCAGTTTCTCTCGTCGTTTACAATCTCTCCAATCATATTCTCAAGGGTGAGGTAGTACTCAAGTCCCTCGTTTACACAGAGTCCGTCGTGGCGCAACTTGCGCAGCTTGCGGATGGCTCTCTCGGTCACGTTGAAGCGGCCACGGATTGGCCACAAGTGACTCTCGTCATTCTTACGGAAGTAGGCGTTAATCTGTCTGATGGACATTTCGCTTACGTTGGATGGCTCATTCATGACGCTTTAATTTAGAGGTCAATAGCCAGATAATTGCCGCCACGCTGACCTGTGCGTCTGTTGTAGATGTCAACAATACGGGCGTTCTCGTAGCCAAGACTCCTACAATACCTTGCCAAGTCTTCAGCGTAACTTCTGTTAAAACTTGTGGTGTAGGCCGTACAATGACGCTCACCGCGCTTAATCTGTTTCTCGATAACGTCAAGCACTTTTTCCCGTGCTGATTCTGACGGTACGAACTCTTTTGTGTACTGTTTTGCTTCTGATGCTGTAATCATAATGCTAAATGTTTTATGTTAATACTAAAGTTTTTCTATCTTTAAGTAAAACGGTTTAATGCTGCCAGAATGCCATCTTACGTCTGTTATGTTAAACATTGTCTCGTCGTTAGACATTTCTGTTATTGTTAATTTTGAATACTTGTTTGCTTCTTTGTATTTACTAAGCGTATAATTTATTGTTTTCTTATTTAATTCTATCCCTGACAAAGCAAGAAGTGCAAATTGCTTTCCGATATTATAAACATTGTCATAGGTGGGAAGAAAGTGAGGTTCAAAAATATTGCACATCATATCTTCTTCGTAGCATCCGCTAAATTTGTATTTGCCAGCAACAATGTAATAATCTTCTGTTTTTTTATTTTGAGAGTAATGCGTTTTCTTTAAGTATTTCAATACATGTGTTATGTCGCAATGGCCATTTTTGATTGTTGTTGTTGTTTCTTTTGGGTATTCGGACATGAGTTTTTCGTATTCAATACACTTATCTTCGGATTCAAAAAGCCTTCCGTTAAAAGCCTTGTATGCAATTATTTGTTTCATAATTTGTTTTTTAATTAATACTAAAGTTAATTATCTTTGTCGTCGCCTAATGTTTAAAAATTGCCTGTGGATGATGAGCACCACCACCCACAGGACTTAAAGCATCAATCTAAAACATTAAGCAAACATATTGAAGCGGCGAGGGAATCGAACCCTCAGCCACAACCTTTAGAGTTGCTTAGTCGCCATGACCACCGCGCGTCGATAGTGAATCAGATTCCGAGCGACACAATCTCGTTGTACATTCTCTCCATTTCAGCATACGCAATCTTGTGACAGCTTGCCGATGTTATAACCTTTGTACTTCATATCTTTACTTCAATAGGTGAATTTTCCCAAGTTATGTCTTTTCTTGTGTCATATTCAAAAAAGAAAGGGAGTGGCGCATAATCGAACTTTGCTTCCAAATCTTCCCACTCTCCAAACTCTTCGTCACGCAACGGCTTTCCTAAATAGCCGTACAAATGTCCGTCTTTACTTCTTGCTAACCACATACTACGCCTCGTTATTTTCAAGTTCTACAATCTCGTTGTACATTCTCTCCATCTCTGCGTATGCGATGTCGTGACAGCCTGCGGTCAGAATGTCGTTCTTGTACCCACTGACTGTGTACGTGCCGTTGCCCTTCGTGTTCCACTCCATCGGCTTGAACGACTTCGGGTCGTCGTGCCACTGCTTGACCTTCTTGAACCACAACTTTGCAACCGCAACAGGAACACGCACGTTCTTGCTCGACTCCACATACGTCTTGTCGAGGTTGAGTCTGAGAAGCACGTTACCGCCATAGTAGAACACATTCTTGCTCGCTGCTTCTGATTCTGCATCGTAGATGTCAGTGAGGTGCAGTCGCCACAAGTCGCGGAAGCCCTCGATGCCACGCTCGATGCATGCATCAATCTGCTCCTGCTTGACTTGCTTCTTATACTCTTCCTCTCGCTTTCTCTCCTCTGCCTGACGCTGGCGCTCAATCTCCATTGCACGTTTGCGGGCTTCCTTGTCTGCATAGTGCTTGTCCTGTCTCTCGATGAACCACGACACAAGGGCGAACTCTTTGTCTGTTGTCAACATTCTCAGATGTGCATCATTCAGATAGATGTCGTCGTCATAAGAGTGCTTTTTCTCTTTCGTATTCGCTTTTGCCATCTTGAGGATGGAGATTGCCTTGCGGTTGTCCTGCACCTCTTTGCACTTTGCATAGAATCCTGCAATCCACTGCTCCTTGTCTTCGCTCTTGCGGAATCCGTCATAGTCAAATTCAACGCGTGTGTCGCACCAGTAGAAGCCGTAGATGTATTCGCCGCTGAGGTCGTATTCCTCGCCAGTGTACATATTGCGGCACGTCAAGACCATGTCGCTGTATGACTTTCCATGCCACGAGGAATTTTCTTGCGGGTTGCAGCCGACAATCCACCTGTATGCATTCCACTTGTTCTTCTCGTACTTCTTCTTGCGCTCGTCCTCGTGCTTGCGCCACTCCTTGTGTGCAAGAACTTTGAAATGCAACTCAACACGCTCCTTTGCAGTGAGCTTACGGATGCCGTCGGCACTCATTTCGTGGCTCATCATGCCTCTGTACCCTCTATACGACACATACGGACTGCCGATGCCGAGACGCTTGCACAGGCTTTCCATCTGAATCCTCTTGTCTTCTGACTTGCGGTAGCGTGCGCAGTAGTCGTAGTACTTCTTGTATGTGCCTTGTCCGAATGCAGCATCTACGAGCACACGCACTTCTCTCTCGCCCTTGTACAAAGCCTTGACGATAATCTTCTTCCGTTTCCATGTGCCATCCGTGTCGATACGCTTCTTCTTGAGCCACTTTGGTACAGTTGTGTCCTTGTACATGGAACATAGTTTCTCCACGTACGCCCAATACTCTTCGATGATTCGCTCTGCGTTTTTGTCGAGGTCTTTCTGCTTGCCGTCGACCATTGCATTGAGAGCGTCGTATATCTCACCAACCCAATAGTCCATGAGTCTCACACGTGCATCGTAGTTAAACTCACCCCAGCCGAGCAAGTCGCAGCCCTGATAAGTATAGTATCCGCCATGACCATCCTCGTAAGGGAATAGTGTAACGTCCTTCGGGAAGCTGCTCTGCCACAGCTTATGCCCGTTAGACGTGATGCTTGTATTTCCATGATACACGATGCAGACCTTCTCGTCCACCCACTGGCCGAAGACAGTCGAATAGCTGTAGTAGTTGCGCCCCTCGATGTGTACACTTGAACCTTTCAGTCCTTTCTCAAAATTGTAGTCTCTGTTGGCGAATCTGTGCGCCACTGTTCCGTTGCTTGCCATAATGTTTTAATGTTTTTAATTGTTAATACTGTTTGTTGTTAAAGCCGATAAGTAGTGCGTGCCCTGTATCTGTAGCCGCCATAGTTCTCGTATATTCTGAAGCCCTGCTCCTTCATGATTCTGTTTATTTCATCATGATAGCACTGTCCTGCCATGAAATCAAACACTTGAGAGTCTGCTTTCGGCTTGTCGTCAGTCTCCCACCATCCGCACACGAGCTCAAGGCTTTCTCCGTCCTTGCACTTCTTTGCGCAGTCCTCGACGATTTCAAGAACCATCTGCTCGATTGTCTTGCCTTTTAGATTGGCATATTTCTCTGCAATAGTCATACCCTGTCCTCCTCTGTATTGATTACGTCCACGTCCTCGATGTCCTCTTCTGGGAAATCCGTACTTGCGAGGTACGAACATGCGTCCATCAATGCCTCGTCCTTGTTCTCACCGATGCCGCTACATGGCAGCACCACACCGCTTGCCAATGTGACAAGCACCAAAAATGCCTTTGCTTTCATAATGATGATGTTTTAATTGTTTATTGATGTCTGTCAGCGTGGCGGGCGTGTCGATAGTGGCTGCGCCCACCTTCTGCCGTTTACTGTATGTCCATGTATGCAATACCGTTCCCTCTCCCGCTTACGACGCAAAGAAGGTGGTTCTTTAACACATACCTCATAATTTCCTCGTGGTCTGTAGAAAACATCAGGGTAAACTCAACATCCATGCAGTATGCGTTATAGGCGAATTTATCCACCCTGCACACGTATTTTCTGTTGTGACACTTGTTCTTCTCGTTGAGCCGTCTGAAGAGTGACTTCAGCTCTTTCAATTGCTTGTTTGTCATAATGCTACTTGTTCTTAAATTGATACTCATGTTTTGCGTCGCTGAATATGCATGCACCGCCTGCGACCAAGACGATGCCAACGATGATAGATAATGTAATCATGCCTTTGCTATTAAATACAATTCGCTCCATGTATCGCAACCGAAATAACGAGGGTTGTTGTACTCTTCATCTGCTTGCTGCAACACGTTCCAATACTCACGGTTTGCCCAATACTGAGCCTCAAATATCTGCCATGCGATTTCGCACTCAATTTCCTTCTGTGTCATACTATTCTGCTTAATTCGTGATAATAGTCCCATGTCTTGGTGCTCCAGCCGCTGCGCACTGCGTTTGCTTTGCTGAGTTGATACATCATGTCGCGCAACTCCCTGCGGTCGCGTGCCTTAATTTGCTCCATGACCCAGTCCGCGTGTTGCTGCTGCGTCGGATAGTCCATGTAATAGAACATATCGCGGTCGAAGTCCCTGCGCTTTGCGTACTTGACGATATGCGCCACCAAGCGGTCGAACACCTTGCCGATGCGCTGCTGCTCCTTGATTGCAGCCCACAATTTGCCTGCTTTGTGCGGATTCGACTTGCACCAAGCACGACAGAACTTGTCCTTGTCGCCTATAAAAGCGTTATAAGCCATCTCGATTTCCACATATTCCTCCGCCGTGGGCTGATAGCCTGTGCGGTCGATAAACTCACTTAACAACATAATCAATCCTCCAACTTTTGCCAAATTGCCAACAACTCCATATCCTCTCGCTCCCTGTCAGGGCTGCATATATATTCTATCTGCGCACCTGCCTCTATGTCGCCCTCGTTGTCGTTTCCATCCCACAGACACCAATCGAGACACGGGAACGCTTTTTTAAGTTCTCCGTAAACACTGAAACTTCCGTAGATAAACTTAAATTCGTAATCCCTGCTATAAATAAACATGATTGGCTCGTCGTCTTGCATGACAGCCACCTGTAAATTGTACTTTGCCATATTTATGCCTCCTCTATTACTATGTGATGATACTTGAATCCGTACTTGCGCAGGCTGAACTCCAGCTCAAGCGCCTCTCTCTGTGCCTTCTCGATGCTTTTGCAGATGGTCGGGCAGAAGCCTCTCAGACAATAGCCCCTTGCGTCTGCTGGATATACACGTGTCCTCATATTTCGCCCTCCTATAACTTTATTACTTCTGCACGCTCGTTGTGCATGCGCATCTGCACGCACAAATCGTCACACACCTGCTTTGTGTCTTGGAACAACACGACGCCTGCGACGACGACAGCCCACAACACGATGCTCTTAGGGCAGTAAGGCGTACCAACCTTTACTGCGCCCTGCTTCTTAATCCTTTGTCTCATAATGCTTTTTGTTTTAAATTGTTTGCTACCCAAAAAGGTGGGCACACGTATGCACCCACCTGTCTGACGCACTATGCCTAAAGCCTGTTTATGCACGCATAGTCGTGCCTGTGCAATTTTCTCGCATGGTTACGCACCTGCTTACTTTGCGGCCTCGATGCTCTGTGCGAGCACCTGAAACACCTTGCGAGGAGTCCACGATGTCACCTTGCGCAGCACGGGAATCTGCACCTCTTTGTCGCTTGCATCCTTCTGCTTCTTCATGCCCCAGATACCCACGTAGTCGTTGCCCTTCTTATCCGTGCCGTGCAGATTCTTATGCACCTTCTCGAAGAACGCTGCTGGAGTCAGCTTTTCTGCATCCACGTCCACACCAACGGCTGCGAATACTTCTCTGTAGCCTGCTTTGAGAAGCTGGCTGCGCTGAATATCCTTTAGCACGCTGCTGATGCTGCGATACTCTTTGTCTGCACTACGCATAGAACCTGCTACGCCCTTTAATAACTCACTTGCATTGTTGATAAAATCGTACTTCATAATTGTAATGTTTTAAATTTCTGCGATATTGCATTGTAAGCGCATAGGAATTGAACCTATTATGACGACACAATGTGCCTGCATAGCAAACCTGCGCACCCTTTGTTAGTGCCACCTTTGTTTTTCCCATTTCGGTACTCTTTTCGTCAATGTTAAGTGCCCATGTGTACTTTCGTACGGGCACAAAATAGCACAATACTTTTTTGCTGTCTCCGCCGTGGTGCACCGCATTTCGCTGCTCTTCCACTTTCTTTGCCCCTGATTCGGGTTACAAAGTGCCCACGCCTACTTTGCTATGGAATGCATTTCGACCCCGTCACTGAAATGTCAGCTCACACCACGGCTTATAATAAGCCCATTCTTTGAGTTGCGGGCAACCCTATAGTAATTGACGTTTACTATATCAGCGTACAGACGTATTTTTTCAATTTCTGTTACCAAGCCCCGTCTGTCGGCTCTGAGTCTGTCGCCTATTTCAGGCACTCAATTTAGTTGTTTATCTTCTATCTGTTTCGTATTATTTAATTTTCTTGGTGCAAAGTTACGGCGATATTTGCACCTATACAAACAATTTCGACAAATAGGCGTATTTTCTCGACAAAATAACATATTTTATCTATAATAGGTATTTTTACCATGTAATTATTTGACAAAAGTTTAAATATACACTATAATAATATTATATAAACTATTGATTATCAGATAGTTATGAATAAAAATATTATATACGTATTAAAATTATTGATAGTCATGGGGAAAAATTGCACATTTTTCTATTTTTGTGCAATTTATCCATAGAGTTATAAAGCGTAATAGTGTATTAATATAATAGTACACCCTATTTTATTATAATAATGTACGCGCGAAAAAGTTTCTTTCTTTTATATTTTCTTTCTTTCTCTATATACTGGATAGATTAATATTTAGATTAATGTTATTATGTATTAGTGTTTAAGTACAAATAATATATTATGGTGTAAAGAGTAAAATGATAGCAAATAATAACTTTATATCATCATCATAAAAGAATGATGGCGTAAAAACTGGAAAACGGCTAAATAGACATAATGATAATAAACGAACGTATTTAAAACGTATTTTTAACCCTAAAAAGATAGTAGATAAAATACGGCTTAAAATGTACGAAAACAGACGAAAGTAAACAGACGGGCGGGGTGATGTGAGCAAAGCGAAAGGATATGGTGCAAGTAGTCCTTCCAGAAAATCGAAAACGAAAAATTTTAAAAAATTAAAAAATGAGATTTTCACCAAAACGTTTGGTAGTTTCAAATAATTATTGTACTTTTGCACTGTGAATTTATTGTTTAATATTAAAAGATTGGGATTATGGATTTGGAAGAAGTTAAGAAGTTAAGGATTAGCTGTATTTACAGGATTACGTTTCCAGATGGCAAGTATTATGTCGGTCATACGAAGAACTTGTGTGAGCGTGTGCAGTTGTATGAGCGTAATTTGGATGATTCGAGCGACAAGTCTCGTGTGATGTGCGCTTTGCGTGAGTGTGGTATTAGGAATGTATCTTGGGACGTGCTATGCGCCGTTAGTGTCAAGTGTGACGAAGATTTGAAGCTATGCTTGTCTATTTTGGAGATTAAGTACATCAGGGAGAACGGCTGTATTTATCCTAATGGCTACAACACAAGCATCGGTGGTGAGCTGTTGGGTATTCCGTCTGATGTCATCGAGATGAAATTCGGAGTTGATGCTACTGGTTATGCGCCAAAACCTGTTCTTGTCTATGATGCTGAAGGCAATTTTATGTCTGAGCATGCGTCGATAGGAAGGTGTGCGTATGCGCTTGGCGTTGACGTGAACGATGTCAAGCGTCATATCGGTAAAGTTTCCCTTGTTAGGGGTACTTACATGGTTCGTGAGAAGAAGTACAGAGAAGTACCGAGTAAGATTGTGCCGTTCGAGCCGTCTGTATCCGTCCGTCATGTGACGAAGACGGAGTATGATGTCGTAAGGGAGAAGATATACAGGAAGGTTGAGATTACGAATGCTGCTATCATGTACGACAAGGACGGTAATTATGTAGGTTTGTTCGATAACTCCAATCATTCGCGTCATTTCCTTCGTCTCGACTTTGCCTGTCCGTTTGGTCGTGAGACTCGTGGGATGTATCTTTTTCACTACAACGGAGGTGAGATTAAGAAGAGTATCGGGCGCATAACGTCGAAGGTTGTCAAGACGATTCTGTATGATGATATTCTTGCTTACGGAGACAGAGACGATATAGGGAGTCTTATATCTTTCGATATTGACATTGAGTCGGAGGTTGAGGAAGAGTGTGACGACAAGAAGAGAGCAAGAAAAAACGATGTCATCAAGAAGGAGAGGGTGTCGCGTCCAGTATCGTGCTATACGCTCATTGGCGAGTATGTGAATACATTTTCTTCTGTCGTTGAAGCAGCCGACGAGCTCGGTATGCACGCATCTGCAATACGCTCTTGTATAGCGAGGACATGCAGGCGTGCTGGCGAATACGTCTTCCGATACGCTGACGAGGACTTGGATTTGCCAGAGTTTAGCTCAGTGACACTTAAAAAGTACGTCAAAAAGTGAAATCTCGGTAAAATTGTTGTCGGTGTGAGGATTTTGTGTTATCTTTGCACCGACTTCTAATAAATTCACAGATTTTCGGTCGTCATCGTTGTGAAACGGTGGCGGCTTTTGTATTCTATAGTCGCAGAATCGTCGTAGATGTCGTTTTTAAGCTCTCTGACAGCATAACGCCAGCGGTATAGTATAATTGTCCACCGAGCCGAAATTCGTCGATTCTGAGCGATTTCTGAAGGTTTTTTTGTTTTTTTCTTGGTTGTTTGGCTTAAAAGCAGTACTTTTGCAGCCATGAGAGAGGAATTGGAAGAGAAAATCAGGCAGAGTACGCTTCTTATACGTCACGCATACAGGCATGCGACGTGGCAGGACAAGAAGCTGGAGGTTGCCATCAGTGGCGGAAAGGACTCTGATGTCCTGATAGAGCTGTGCAAGATGGCTTGGGTGTGGGGCAAGGACGGTCTGAGGCCGTTGCATAGGGTTACGACCATAGACCCTCCCTATACGATTAGGCACTGTATGGAGCAGGGGGTTGAGATACGCCGTCCGAAGCGTGATTTTGCCCATTGCATACTCAGGAGCGGCTTCCCTACGATGTTCCAGCGCCACTGCTGCGGAGAGCTGAAGGAGTTCGCTGTCGAGGACTACGTCCTTATAGGCGTCAGGAAGAGCGAGAGCGTCCACAGGAGCAAGCGATACACCTGCGACCAAGAGCTCAGGTCTTACGGCAACGGTGGCGGGAGGAATATGCAGTACTATCCTCTCCTGAACTGGACTGACGAGGACGTGGCTGAGTTCATAGAGGAGCGTAAGATTAAGTGCCATCCCCTGTACTACGACGAGAACGGCAATTTCCATGTGGAGAGAAGGCTTGGATGCATGGGATGCCCGCTGATGTACTACAGGAAGCGCATAGAGGATTTTAAGCGTCATCCGAAGATGGTTCGTTTCTGGTGCAGATGGGGCAAGCAGTACTTTGATACGCATCCTGACGTCAAGACGCACGAATATTTCTCTGACGTGTTCGAGTGGTTTGTGTGCAATACGTTCTACAATGATATGGACGACTACAACAGGAAGTGGGAGCACGACAGGGACGGAAAGACTGCGAAGGAGTTCCTTGAGGAGTACTTCTCTATAAGCCTTGATAACTTATAGCTCCTTTTTTTATTTGCAGAGTAAATCCAAAAAAGAAGTAAGTTGCTGAAAATCAGCGTATTTTTATTTGCTTGTAATTTGCTTTTGTTTTTTTCTGCCATGGATTTCAAGAAAAGAGCTGATTTTACGCGCGCGTGTATATGTAATACTTATACATAGTAGACACTATAATATAGTAATACTTATATAATAGTATACACTTAAACATAGTAATACTTGTATAAAAGTGTAACTATATGTTAAAGTTGTGTTAAAGTCTGGATAAGATTATAAATATTTCAAGAACTATGTCTATATTTGCAGCGAATTTCATTATTTATTTACGTTAAACAGAGAGAAATATTATGTATTTGACAAGAGAACAGAGATGGGAGCTGACTCGGAAGATTGGCTTGTTCGGTCTGAGTGACCTGCGCAAGCTTGCTCCTATCGGAGACTTGGGTTACGAGAACGGTTGGTATCCTCCGTATTTCGGGAATACTCACATGTGGCTGGACGTTATGCTGCCGCGTCTGATTATGAAGGCGTTCTGGGAGCAGAAGGAGAAGTACGGATTTGAGGTTGACGGCTACAGCGACGGTTGGGCTGGCACAGACCACCATTCGTGGTGCAAGTCCCTGAGCCTGTACTGGCATTGTGATTCAAGCGGATGACATGGTTATGAGAGAGATTAAGTTTAGAGGAAGGAGAAGAGGGGTGCTCTTATGACTAAGTATTATTTTGTCGCTCGCGTCTCGGAGTTCCTGTGGGATTGGCTGAATACAAGTTTAAAACAAAAATAGGATTATATGGCTTTTATCAAATTGACGGCGTGTAGTGGAAGGGAAGTCGTTTTAAACACCGACGAGATAAGTTCCTGTCATGTTGAGGGAGGTTTCAGTTACACGGATTATATCGTGACGATGCGCAATGGCGACAAGCATTATTTGCATCGAGATTCCTATTACAAGGTTTTGGATTTGGTTTGTGATTAACAATTAAACATATTTAACAAATGGAATTAAATTGCAAGGTTATTGAGGTGCTGCCTGTACAGAGTGGTACGAGCAGCAAGGGAGACTGGGAGAAGCACCAGTTCGTAGTGTCATGGATGGACGGCCAGTACGAGCAGAAGCTGTGCCTTGAGGTCATGGGCGCGGACAAGTTCGAGAAGATGAAGAACGCCGTCGTGGTCGGCCACGAGGTGTTGGTCAAGTTCAACGTGACGTCGAGGGAGTATCAGGGACGTTGGTTCACCACTGCGTCGTGCTACTACTGCTCGACCATCGGTGGGGTGCAGCAGCCACAGCAGAGCGCAGCGCCGAATGCGCAGGTACAATCTACGCAGCAGAAGAATGTCGCGTCTGACCCATTACCGTTTTGAGCGCATGCTCACTGAGAAGTTTAACTGCGAGAGAGTATGCGAGAGATAATGTTCAGGGGCTTGGACGCCACTGGTCAGAAGAAGTGGGTCTACGGCGACTTGGTACACAACAAGAAGGTGACTCGTACTGGCCTTGAAGACCGTGTCATGGTCGGAGGCTACGAGGTGTTCATGGACAGCGTAGGACAGTTCACAGGTTTAAAGGACAAGAACGGGCGCGAGATATACGAGGGTGATATAATAAAAATCGTTGAGAACCTCGACGACGAACCATACAATTCCGAAGTAAAATTCTATAAAGGCGTTTTTGGCGTCGAGAATTGGACTGAGAACACGAGAAACAGAAGTCTTACCACTTTGAATTACTTCATGCCGACTGTAGGCTTATATGACGACGAACAAGAATACACGGTAGAAGTTTTAGGAAACATATACGAAAACAAGGATTTATTAAAAAAAAACAGAGAATCATGACAAAGAAGGAATTTTTGGAGAATGAAGTGTTCGCTGCATTGTCAGACGACGCTGAGATTGTGTTTGCGACAGGCAACAATCTAAGGATGTGCGTACCGCTGAATCCGCTGAACATCTCGCTTGTGAAAGAGTGCGTGAACGAGGACAGGCTGAAAGACCTGCCTTTAGACGTACGCGAGCACTTCAAGCCTGAGTACAAGTGCGCCTTGGTGCTGGATGCCATCCCCTATTGGTATCTGAAAGAGAAGTACAACGTCAGTTTCGATACGCATGAAGATTGACATCAGGGACGGAATACCCGACGCCATCGCTGTGGAATGCGTCTTGAACGTCGTAAAGGCTGGAAAGATTAGCGAAGGGGAGCACGGCAAGAAATACTACTGCTGGGCTACGGTACTTGGAACGCCCGTCGGCAAAGTTGTCGTATCGACACGCCAATACAGAAAGAGCGACTGCTTCGTTGTCTATAAATACAGAGAAGATGACGAAGGATGATACGTTGCAGCGCATCTGCAGGCGCTATATGCTCAGACTGATGCCAGTTGCGAGGAAGTTCGGTCTCGGAGGCTTCACGTACGACATGATACGCAGGAACTACAGACGCGAGTGCGCTGCCACAGAGTCGGAGGTAGAGCTTCTTAGCAGAGCTTGCGACGACGAGCGGCTGCACAGACAAGACGTGCCTAAAGTGCTCAGAAAGTCGTACAGGCGCGCATACGAGGACGGCGACTTCGAGAGAATCAGGACTCTTAAACGAACTGGCATCTACAGCAAGATTAGCGCCCTTTTGTTGGGAGATGAGCTCCGCGCAATAAGCGACGAATAATCATAAAAATGCATAAAATGTTTGGAACATGAGCGGATAATTAGTATCTTTGCACACAGAAATCGTTTTCCACGGGTACGCTGTCAGTCACTTTAAGCGTCTTGATGCACAATAAATGTTATAACAACTTGCCGAAAACGGAGGATGGGAAAGTGGAGTGACTGCCGCGAGTAGCATCCTCTGTTCGGCTTCTAAAGCAGTCACAAATTGGTTTCGATAGACAGCTCGATATTCAGACTTAAAGGAAACGACTTGGTCGTGTTCTTGTATTTGCTTACGCACGCGGATACAGAAGGCGTGTGCGATACGAGCTATGCCATTTTATCGCATGAGCTCGGTCTGTCTGTACAGAACCTAAGAACTATAACAAACAGATTACGAGCAACAGGCGAAATCGTTTCAACGTCAACAAACAAAATTACACACGTAACTATCTGTAACTATGAGAGATACGAACAAAATACCAAGCAACGTCAACAAGCAAAACCAATACCTATCAACAAACAAAACAGTAAAGAAAATTCGGAAATTATTATAGCTACAGTACCGAATGTTGCCGATAAACTCAAGAAAGACAAGAAAGAGTTCTATGATTCGCTGATTCCATACGTACAGACATACGGAAAGGCAACCGTAAGGGAGTTCTACGACTACTGGACTGAGACGAATAAGTCTATGACCAAGATGAGATTCCAGATGGAGAAGACTTGGGACACCTCTAAGCGCATATCGAGATGGGCAAGAAACAACAAACAGATAAACAACAATAATTATGGAAGAACTGAAACAAATTCTCAGAAGTTCGACGAGTCTGTCGCAGCGTCAAACGAGTTTAGCCAGCAGCTCCATGCGAGATTCGGAGACTCAGAGATGGGTGTCGGAGATAACAGCGAAGTACGGTAATCTCCAAAGCTTTTGCAATGTGTTCTCGTACGCGCGGATGAACGACATCGTTGCAAATCCGATTGAATGCTTCAGACAAGAGACTCCTACTCTTGTGCGAATGGACGTGACATACGGACAAGAAGCGTCTGCTACATGGCTGTACGACGTGCTGCAGGGAATGTTTCTCTTTCTCGGTGTCAGCAACGACAAGTTCAAGAGAGAACAAGTGTACGACCTTGCGAGGACAATAGCGTCGCAGTACAAGACGCTTAAAGTGGCAGAGATTCTTCTGTTTGTGTCGAGGTTCAAGGCTGGCAAGTACGGACGGTTCTATGGCGGGGACTCCTATGCCCTTGTCGTCACGGAAGCCATCAACAAGTTTATGGTCGAGCGCGAGCACTACTACGCAGACATCGAGCGGATGGAGACAGAGAGACGAATTGAGGAAGGCAAGAGGAACACCATGTCGTATGCAGAGTACAAGAAGCAGAAGGAATCTGAGGGAATGGGCGTGTCTGGCGCGCTCGACGACATTTTTGGTTAAAAATCATTTAAAAACTTGGAATATTCCAAATTATGGGCTATATTTGCAGCAGAAAAATAAAACAAGCCGAAAAGAGGCTGTCTGAGCGTCGAAAATTTACGAGGTTGACAACTATACCACAGGAGTGCTTTGATGCCGTCAGAAGACTTGAAAAGCGGCAAAAACGAAATATTTATGGCTGACATACAGATATTGGGGCACATAGCGAACATAAAGTACCAGAAAGAGTGTATTTTGATATTCGTCGACGAGAGGCGCAGGGGTTTCAAGAGGAACAACGGCTCTGTTGTCGGAGACACCATACTCACATGGAAGTGCATATTCAGCGGAAGCGACAGCAAGCGCTCGTACATAGACAGGTACTTCAATACAGGGATGCTCGTCAAAGTCAAAGGAGAAATCCTGCCTTACGCAATAGAGCAAGACAATACAGTAGACGGGTACAGCGTACTCATACAGAGCATCAACGTCGCACCGTATCCGTCAGACAGCCTCAGACGCGAAATAAAGATGCAGAAGGACTCGCAGCTGAACTCCAGCGGAGAGCCAGACTTGGAAGCGTACAACCAACCAGATTTCTAATTATATAACATCTAAAATTGCAATTTTATGAGTAAGAAAAAAGAAAACCGTTTCGAGAGCATCGAAGAAGAAGTGGCGTTCCTTCGCAAACAGAACGCTGGCATGAGAGGACAAATCTCTCTACTGCAGAAGCAGGTGAAGAAGTACAAGGAACTCGACTTGGAAGGTGACGGACTCTACGAGAAGCGCATCTCTGAGAACGACAGCCTCAAGCTTGCTTTGGAGGCTAAAGACAAAATCGTCAAAGAGAAAGAGAATGTCATCGACGGGCTGAACTCTCAGGTCAGCAAGCTTTCCCAACAGCTTATGGCTCTCAAAGACGCCGTAAACAAGAAGAATGCCGACATCCAAGACCTTGATGCGCTGCTCGAGTACGAGAAGCTGCCTTGGTGGAAGAAAGCGTTCATGCGCTGAGCAGCGAATTTTCGACAACTACAGAAACCAGCCTATCCTCACGGACGGGCTGATTTCCTTACTATATCAAAATGAAAAAGAAAGCATTTCCTATGTGTTGTTCGTCGGCACTGACAGCGTATGGAACGGTATCGTGGCCAAGATGTAAGAGTCCTTGCCTCTGTGAAGCTTCACGGCAGTCGGCTTGAACGACTTCAGATTGACGACGTGCGCAGTCTTGCCTGTATAGGCCGACTTGATGTATATGTCACCGTTGCATATTGTTGAAAGAAGGTCGTCATAGGTAGACTGCACGTCTATGTCTGCGACAGCGTACCTTCCAGACACGATGACGGTCATCTCCAAGTCGACGTTCTTTCGAACGACAACGTCACGCGTAACAGTCACAGCGTTCTGACCGCTGCCTACAGTCGTGGTCTCTTGCTTTGCACACATGTAGTCTTCTGTATCAGAGTCAACCCACTGCGCAGTATATACGTTTACAGCATCGCCACGTTCGTCGAAACCGCTGATTGCAAGTACGCGGACGCCGGCAATTGTAGTAAAGTCCGACCACGAGCCGCTTGTCCCTTTCCTGTAAAAATACTTGTTCGTCAAATTACCTATTGCCATAATCTTATAATCTTAAAGTCTTTAAAAATATCTTCACGTTCGCAAGACAGAACTTGCCAGTGTCCACATCCGCCCTGTTGCTGTATTTGTACACAACCACGTCGCACGTCTCGTCTGCATCGTCTATGACAACCTTGCTCTCGTCGAAGAGGTACACCCTTATCGAGTTGAACCCTTCGCAAGAGATTCTGACGTCGCTGCCGTTGCTTACATAGACCGTCGGACACTTGCATTTGGGTATCGACATGTCTGTTTCCATGCACCACATCAGAGACATGACGTCTTTGTCGGCCACAATGTCGTTCTCGTAGTCCCAGTCCACATAGAGGCCATATTCGTACCCACTAACTTTGTCAGCGTCATGTATCGTGTAGCCGTTGATGTAGTCAGCGAAGTTCTCTTTCACATACTCCTTTGTGATGCCCTTGCCTTGGTACGCAAACGTTACCACATGAGGGATTGACTGCTGGCACATGGCCAGTCTCAGAAGCTCCTCCTTGTCGTGAGACGCCTTCTGCCACCGACCCCTGTAGTCCTGACAAAGGTCGGCAAGCAGTGCGTTCTTGTAGTATTGCTGTAACCTGTCCATATCCGTCAATTCATTTCAACCCTTACTGCGAGGCCGTTTGGCGAGCTCCATCCCTCGAGGATGCCGCGTATCGCCTCCTGCGTCTGATAGCTCGCCTGCAGCTGCATAAGCATCTGGGACAGCGTCGCGACCTTCGCGTCGTCCGTCAGGGCGGACTGCATCGTGAGTATTTCCACAATCTGGCGCATGTAGTCGCTCTGCAGGTACACCTGCTGGCTTACGCCGTTCATGTATGCTTCAATGGCTCCAGCGGTCGTTTCGGTTATTCCGCTGATACCCTGTTGCAAGGCTGAAAGTTGCGCAGACTCTTTCTTGTCGCCTAATGAGATGCCAAATGCCTCCATCCAAGTTTCAAACTCGCTCTTTACGTTATCTTTCCATCCGTCAACACGCTCTCTTATGCTGTTCACGTCATCTGGTGTCACGGATAGTGCCTGTGAATATGCATCTTGTGCCTCTTGTAGTTGTTTTTGGAGTTCTGCGTTATCACGGTTTATTGACTCGACTTCACGCAGCCATTGTATGTAGCCTTCTGGAGCAAATAATCTACCAAAATCCTCCCAATACCTCCTGCTTGCTTCAAGTTCTGCGAGTCTGTCTTCGTTTTCCTTCATCTGTGTGGAGATGGATTCAATATTTGCCTGCCAACCCGACGCACGCCCCTTTGTCATCTCGTCAACTTCTGCAAACATCTGCTCCATCCTCTGACCGATGACCTTTGAAACGATTGACTTCATTATCATATTGTCAATCATATCGGAGAACGTGTCGCCGAAACTCTTCATATAGTCCTCTCCGTTTCTGAAAGCGTCTATCATAGCGGAAACAACCTCTTCGGCGGCACTTCCGACACTTGAAATGCCAAGAAGGTCATTGACAATATCATTCGTCGCCTTGCTGATTTCCTGCTCAAGGTCGATGACCTGTCCTTTCAGGCTTTCAATCTCGTCTTCGTCACGGTGTTTGCCAGTTCGTGATTTTGAAAGTTCAAGCTGCCTCTTGAGTTCTGCAAGTTGTAGTTTCTTGTTTGCGATAGCCGCCTCCTCAGCACCGTATTTGGCAGTACCATACGCCTCGTCAATAGCGTATTGTAGACTCTTGTATGCGTTCTCAAGACGCTTGACCGCCGTTTCTGACTCCTTAATCGAGGCTGTAATTTTTTTGTTGCCATTGTCAACGAATGCCGTTATAGCACCCATGACACCTCCAGCGACACCTCCGATGAGAGCACCCCATCCACCGCCGACCTGAGCACCTATGGCAGCACCCTGACCGCCCTTGTCTATGATGGAGAAAGTGTCGTTCATGACTTCCTGAGCCTCAGACCAGTTGTCACCGCTCATCGCATTAACCATGTCGTTAATCATGCCTACGGCTTGACCTGCTACTTGGGCGATGCCCTGTATGTTCGCGACAATCTCCGTGGCGTCGATGTCTCCTGCGTTTTCCCTTGCTTGTTTCAACTTCCTTAACCTGTCGGTTAAAGTCATTATCTTCTTGCCAGTTTCTTCAATGTTGGACGAATCCTGCGAGCTTGAAAGCCTGTCTATTTCACCTTCAACTTCCTTTATAGATTCATCGAATGCCTCCATACGTTCCTTTGCATTGGCAGCAGATATGGCAAAAGCTGCAAAAGGATTGTTTTTCTTACGTTCCTTGTCGAGGTCGCGGAGAGCCTTGTTGATGTCCTTAATCTGCTTCGGGGACAGGTACTTGGCTTTGTTCTTGTATTCCTCTATCGAGGATATGAGACCTTTGAGCGCAGAGTCCGTGAGGCCTGCGAGGTTCCCTGTGGCGACGACCCACTCTGGCGACTTCTGGAACTCCTCGAACGAAGCCTTGGCGCCTTCATCGAGCTCCTTCTTGTCTATGGCGACTCCGATTTGAAGGACTACCTTGTTTTTGTCTGCAATCTGTGAGACGATGGACTTCAGTTGCTTTTCAAGCTTCTCGATGTCGGACGGATTGTCAGACATCTCAATCTTTGACGCGATTTTGCGAGACTGCTCCTTCTGCTCTTCAGTACCGAACTTTACGACAAGTGCCTTGCGCTCATTGTTTGCATCTTTTGCAATCTGTGTGAGCTTGTATTGGTACTCTGCGTACTTCTGAAGCAGTTTGTCGTACTCCTTTATGGCGTCTGTGGCTTCTTTTTTGCGGGCTTCCTGAGTTGCCTCGTAGCCCTTCTGTATAAGGTCAAAGTAGGCTTGCTGCAGCTCTCCAGTACCAATCTGCTCTGTGAAGGCTTCCATATCGTCACGGGTCAGATTCAGCATGTTGGGAAGCTCGATGTTATCACCCATCTGCTTGAAGTACTTGTTCAAGGACTTCGTATATCTGTCCGCATACTCCTTTGCTGTACGTGGAAGCGTATCCAAGTCGATGTCGAACATGTCTGCGAACATGTTGCCGAGCTCTGGGTTGGCGTCCAACTCGACCGCAAGCTCGTACTCGTCCTTCAGACGCCCAAGCTCATTGTCGAGACCCTTCTTTATCTTCGTCGCGTCGTATGCCTCAGCGTCGACCTTAATCTCACTGTACTTGATTTCAAGGTCTTTTATTTCCTCTGGCTTGATATTCTTGACTTTCTTGGCTGAATCAATCTGCTTTTTGAGCATGACCATCATCTCATGAGGATTGTCAGTGCCTGCAAACGACTTGATGTCGAACTTTGGCAGACCATTCTTACCGAGTACTGCGTTGATATGCTTGATGGAGTCGCCGAACTGCTCTGTGACAGTCTTCATGGCAACTGCGCGGCTTACGCCTGCGTCAGTGAGTTTCTTGTACTGGGTTCGTACTTTGTCGATGAGCTGCAGTTCTTCCTTCAACGCTTTCTGAAGCTCTGACTCGGCCTGCTTCTGTGCTTTGGTATTTGCAGCGTTTTCTTTCTTCGACTCTCCACCATCAGAAACAGCTTTGTTGTAGTCTTTTTCAGCTGCAGCTCGTTCTTTTAGTGCCTTTGTAAGTCTTTGGTCGTCTTCCGAAGCAGTTATGTTGTTTTCGTCAACTTCCTTTGCTCCCTTTTTCCTTAATCTCGCAATCTCCTTGTCAAGACGCTGCATATCTTTCCATGCTTTGTCAGCAGCTGCATCAGCCTCTTCAAGCGTCTTCATGACAGTTTTGTTTTTGTCTGTGCTTATAGTAAGAGGTATAAAGATGCTCCACTGATTTGCGCTTGCAACCCAATTTCTCAGGTAGTTAAATGCTTCATCGTACGACATCTTGTGGCTCTTCGCATAATTAGTAACCATGCGTTTCACCCAATCCGCATATTTCCCTTCTTGGAAGTTCAATGACTCTATTTGTTTTGCGTTCATACCCCTGAACATTGCTGTCATTTCAGACAGGTGCTGTTCCTTGAGATATTTGGTAAAGCGCTCCCATTCAACTTTTTGGCGACCGTTATAAAGATTCCAGTTGTTATATATCTCTGCCTCCTTCTCGTATTCTTTAGCTATCTCTTCTTTATGAAGGCTGTCTTTTTCAGCCATATATGCATTTCTAAGGTCTTGAAGCCTTATATATTGGGCTTCTTTTGCGGCCTTTGAACGTGCTTCTTCCATCTCAATCTGAAGCGTATACGCTTTTTCAGGGTCAAGTTGGTTCTGTTGTATGAGATTGTCGGTAATCTGTTTGAACGTTTCATTAACCTTGTTTACGTTTCCACTCCACCCTTGCGCGTTTATGAAGTTTAGAACAGACTCCTTTGTTGACTCAAGGTCTTCCCTGAACTTTCTAAGTTCATTTTCGTAATTGTCAAGCCATCGCTCAGCGTCGTCTTGGTATTTCTTGTCTATACCCAATGGAGCTCTGTCTTCTCCAGAAGCAGCTTTCCTTGCTTTTTCAATTGAACCATATTTCTCTTCAATCTTCCCAAGCCACATGTGGGCGTCTTTGAGATTCCCTATCGTACCGTCAGGAAGAGTCCATAAGTTCCACCAACCAGACCAGTCTCTCTCTAATTTTATTGCACCATCTCCAAGCTCCTTTATTGCTGCTGACACAGATTGTATGTCGTCAATGACAGCAAAACTTTGCCTCAGCCTTTCACTGATATTTTTTATCTGCAAAAGACTTCCGACATATTTGTCGCTTGCGTGAGAAGAAAGCTCTATCTGTTCTTTTACAGACTCCCAAGCCTTCTCTGCGTCGTCAACGTTAATGTTTTGAGGCGTTACAATGGTCTTTCCGTTGTTGTCTGTTATCGTCTGATAAAGGCTTTCTCGAAGCTCTTTATACTGCTCCTTGAATCTCTCCAAGTCATTATAGGTGTTTTTGGCGTTTTCTCGCAAAGTCTTGTTGAACTCTTTCATCGCCTCGTTCCCTCGAACAACTTCGACAATAGCAGCCCCAGCGGCAACAGCAAGAAGCCCCCACCATGTGGCGCCAGACGTCAAGACTGTGCTCATGGTTGTTCCAAGGTTGCGTAACACGTTTGAAAGCTTTGTCCCAAGAACGGTTTCAATCGCAATCGCTTTATTTGTCCCGAGAACCATTCCGTAGTACGCAAGTTGAGCTGCCTTCAAGACGCCGAAGACGATTACAAGGTCTTCGACAGCTCTGTTAATGTCTTTCCATCTAAGGAAAAAGTCTTTAAGAAGGTTTATACCTGTTGTAAGAACACCCTGCTCAGACTTTCCAATGTCGTTAAGCATATTGTTCCATGCAAGCGTCAGGTTGGCAAGACGTACTTTAAGAGTGTCAGCCATCTTTGCTTGGAAGTCAAAGAACTTACCGCCTTCGTCGGTCATCTTTGTTACAACAGACATAACATCGTTGAAGTCGATGGCTTTCTTCTTCATTCTGTCATATACATCACCGACGCTTACCATCTTTCCTTCAAGTTCAGTGTAGTACTTTGACAGCTCTCGGACGAGAGGAATACCAGCGTTTGCAAACATACGTGCATCTCGGCTGTTTAGATAGCCGTAAGCCTTAATCTGACCGAGTGCGTATGTCAGACGTTCCATCGGGACACCAACAGCAGAAGCCATGTCTGCAAGACGGCGTGTCGTGTCTACCACTTCGTTTGCCGCAATGTCGTATGCAGTCAGTTGCTTTGCTGCGTTTGACAGTTCTATCAAGGTGTATGGAGAAACGAGAGCCATCTGAGACAACTCGTTGAATATCTGAGTTCCCCTCTCCGCAGAGTTGATGAGAATACCAAGCGCACGCTCGTTCATCTCGTACTGAGAACGTACTTCAATCAAATTCTTGATAAACTGCGTTGAAGCTCCTACTGTAAAGTAGAACGCAAGACGATTCTTCATGTAGTTCCACGAGCGCCCAAGAGCGTTGTTTGAACCGACCATCTGCTGGTTCTTGTTCATGACTTCGTCCATCTTCTTCTTTAAGCGGTCATACTCGTCGTTGACTTGCTTGATTTCGTTCTTTTGCGAATCAACATCAAGACCGCTTCTGTATGAAGCAAGTCTCTGCATCTTGTATGCAATATCGTCAAGAGTCTTTTCGGAAAGTCCTCCTTTGCCGTTTATCCCTATAATTGAGTCTAATGATATTGGTCTGGATGCGAGAGAGCGTATTTTTTGCATAGCGCGCTCAACTTCGTGTATGGATGCTATCAATGATTTGCCTTGGTCACTGTTTCTCTCTGCATTGCTGAGTCTGTAGTATGCCTGAGTTAGCTGCTTTAGCGTTTTGTCAAGGTTGTTGTATGATGCCGTCTCTGCATCCGCAAGCTTTACTTGGGACTGCTGCAGACCTAATACATGTGCTATTGACTGCCTTAAATCGTCGTATGAAGCAAACGTCTTCGGTTGTGAACGCTTGCTTTCTATATCTACAACTTTTCTTTCTGTTTCAAGCCTTTCTCTTACACTTTCGTTCTGTTGCTTTTCCTGCTCAAGAATTTGCGACTTGCTTCTGTTCTCTGTCTCGTAGATTGCAACCAACTGCTCTTCTACGGAGCGTCTGTCGTTTGCGGACACCCATGTCATTGCACCAGTCTCGGCATTGAGCATCATTGCATACTCACCTTTCTGTTTCCACTCGGCGCTTTCCCTTATCGCCTGCGCTTGCTTTCGTATTGCCTCTGTGTAACGGTTTGCCGACGATGTGGCATTGTTCATGTCCGCATTACTGCGCTCGACAGACATTGAATTGCTTTTAATCTGTTCCCCAAGTTGCTTTAGTTCTGGGCTTACTTTTCCAATGCTATTGACGTAGTTCTGTATCGTATGACCTTGAGGCGCAATGACGTCACCCATCTGCTGCATAGCAGTTTGCATTGAACGAATTTGAGGAATAAGCGATTTGACTTCCTGCTCGTATTGGCGTACTCCAGATGTGGCAAATTGATATAGCCCTTTATCGCCAGTTGTTGTCGCATGTGCGGCAAGAGCAATAAAAGACGAATATTGTTGACGTGCGTCACGTAGTTTTTCTCGTAGTAAGTCAAGGTTTGTCTGCATCATCTGCAGCGTATCTGCATTCCTGAAAGAGCTACTTGCACTACGAATTGCAACTTGCTGGGATTGTGCAGTATGGTCAAACGTCATCTTCTGTTCTTTGGCTGCTTGTGTCGTTTTCTTCGTTTGCTCTTCAAGTTCTCTCTGGTCGTTAATGACTTTTTTAGTCACTCCACCTGACGATGTGCCTCCAAAGTCAATCTTTACGTTTCCAAGTTCGCCAAGCTTCTTCTTCATCTGCTCGACAGCAGAGTCCATAGAACCTGCCATCTTGTTCGTTGCTTCTTCAACATGCTTGACAAGCTTGTCTATCGAGTTCTTTAAGTCTTGGTCGCTCAAAGACGCAGCTACTATCGTCGGGTTGTTTGCCATATCGCTATTTCTTTTATAGAGTTAATACTATTTGTTACGATGCACTGGAATCTCGTACTCTTCTCCAGCCTTGAGGTTCTTAGCTCCGAGACTCGTGTAGAAGTCCTCCAACTTGTTCTGCGCGTCCAACGCCTCCTTGTAGTTGTTCCAAGCTGCCTTGTCAGCTCCTTTCAAGTACTTCGTGTGCGTGTTGTCGACAGCCATGAACTGTATCTGTGCGCACGACAGACGGTAGAGGTAGTCGTCTAGTCGGTACTGGGGGTAGGCTTTGATGAAGTCTGCTGCGTCCGCAATGACAGTGCTTCCATAAACTGTGAGGCTGTCTCCATTGACTTCCTCTTGCGCATCAGCAGTGAATCCGTAAGCGTACTCACCGATTTTTTGAGTAAAAAAAAAGCACTCAAGTCGATGGACTGTATCGCTCCTAAGATTATTGCTGCCCACTGGTTTGCGTCGAACGTCGAGTTCATGACTTTCGTCTTCATCTGTCTTATCATCCTGTCGTTCTTCTCGTCAGCATTCTCTCTGTCTGGCGTGAAGCGATGGTTGCAGAGAATGACTGCCATTATCTCGCACATGGCGTCCAAATCAGTGCATAGCGCTGTGATTACCTTGTTGTCGTCGTCAAGCGTCTCGTCTGCTTTTCTCATATCTGTCACGAGTCTGCAGATTCGGAACACTGAATAGTATCGCATATCCTTTACTCTGTACTCTTTGTCTCCAAGCTTCACGAGCGACGGAGAATCGTTGATGATGTCTACGATGTTTTGCTTGACTTCAACGGAGAACTCTGGCAACGAGAACTCTTCCTCGTCCTCTTTCTTCTCTTCTGCCTTCTTCTTGTTGTCGAACTTATTCTTCTTCATTCTTCTGTGTTTCGTTTGCGTTTCTTTTTAATGCCTGCTCTGTATTCGATAATATGGGGATGCGCTATCGGGATGAACCCTCTCAACGCACCCCCGCGCTTACGAAAACAGAGAATTACCTCTTTCTTGTATCAAGATTATGCAGACGGAGTGTCGCCGATAATCTTGTACATGTGGTCGACGTTCGGAGTAACCGTGGTGTCGGTGTACACGAGCGAGGTGATGGTCACACTGAAGTTCAGAGCGCCGTCTGCGTCCTTCTTCAGAGTGCCGACAGTCAGACCCTTGTAGATAACCAGAGAGCCGAAGCCGCGTCCGAAGTCGAGCTTCCACTCGTACTCCTTCGTGGTGGCTGCAGTAGCACCCTCGTAGACCTCTGCAGTAGTACCTGCAGTACCAGAGGTGTAAGAACCGCCGAACAGTTCGTCCAGCTCGTTCAAGTCGTAGTTTGCGAGCTCGAATGTCATCGTCACAGGCTTGCCCTGATAGATGATGTCGAACGGAGAGTCGTAGAACTCGGCCTCAATCTCAGTAGAGTCGGGCTCGTCCTGAGCAATAGCAAGACCCTTGAGAACACCCATAACCTTTGTGTAGTCGCCAGTGCCAGCGCCAACTGTGCGATAGCCTAAGCTAATCGGCTTCAAAGTTGTTTTCTTTGCCATAATTTTACCCTTTCTTTAATTAGTTATTATTACTGTTGTTGTTGTCTGTATTTTCGGAATCGTCAGAGCTTTCGCTGCTGGCGTCTTCTTCAACGTCTATGGTGACTATGAACGACTTTACAAACACGTTGTACTGGTTGCCCTTGTTCGTGTCCTCGTCGTCGTCCATTGAGAGGATGCTGTCGGCTTGTATTGCGTATGAGTAAGATGTAGGACTGTCAATCTCCGAGCGTATGGCTGCATTGATGCCGTCTTCGAATGCTTTGTACTTGTCCCTGTCGAGTCTTCCCCTGCTCTTCTGAGGTACGTATGCCGTAACGTAGCACCGAACCCATCCGAAGGCTTGGAGGTCGAACTCCGACTCGTCCCTGATGCTGCCGACTTCTATGACAATGAAGCCATTGCTCGTATCGTCAGCCGTGTTGTCGGTAGGGACGCGCATCGGATAGATGTTATTCGTCACACCACTGAACAGCGGCTTCAGATAATCGTATATGGCAATTCTTGACTCTTCAACCATAATCTATCGTATTAAACCAATCTTCTTGACTCCACGTCTATTCTTATACTTCTTTCCCTTTGCGCTGCGTGCGCTGTGAGAATACTTCGGTACGTAAACTGTAAGATGAGTCTCCGATGGTTTTAAAGCCATCCTTACGTCGTCAAAAATATGCGTCATCACTTGGAACTGCATAAAGCGAGTCATTCGAGGTGCATTGGACACTCTGTTACCGTTTTCATCTGTCGCATCGCTTCCAGTGCGCATTGTGAAACCGCTTTCCCAATATCCCCAATAAGGAGCAAGTATTGCGAAGAATACAGTCCACTTGTTACGCTTTCCATGTTTTGACAACAGAAACTCTTCTGCGAATTTCCTACCGTCAACAGGGATACTGTCGTTCGTGAAGAACTCATGCAACGAAGAACCATGCCCTCCTTGAAATCCCATGCCTCTGACTTGACCCCAACGATTGTACGTTATGTTTGTACGTTCAGAGCGATAGAATCCGCATTCAGACATCCTTCCGTCGTACGTTACTCCCCAACACAGAGAATTGAGTAAGTTTCCTGTTCTGTCCATGTGGTTTGCACTGTTGTACGTTTGAATCATGTCTCCGAGCTTCTTGATTTCAGTCTTGGCATATTCAATGAGCCTTGCAGTCTGCTCTCCGACCCAATAGTCAGTGAGCTCTTTCTGCAGCTGCTTCGTGTAAGCACCCAATCCTATGACCTTCGACTTCTTCATGCTAATCCCAGTCTTTGCGTGTACAATATACACTTATTCCCATCAGCTGAGAAGGTTCTGCGTTGTCCACCGTAAAGTTCAGCTCTTCGCCATAACGCGTCAAAGAAACGCTGTCTCCCTTTCGAGGAACGATGTAATCGCCCTCGTCATCTTTTGTGAGAGGTATGGATATGATGTAAGACGCAGTCTGCAGAATCCTGCCCTCGTCGTCACTGACCATGTGCTCGTCCATGACGCCCTCGTAGACAGTCAGCTCTTCGTCATCATTGTCACCATGCCCCTCGACGATTCGCGTGATGACGCCCTCGTACGGGTATTCAACAATCTCTTCTCTCGTCATAAGCTTACAACGTCCTCAATGGGGATGAAGCGAATCTTCTTCTGCATATTCTCAAGCACTTCAGCCCTCTCGTCACCATAAAGGTTGTAGATTCCTATCGCGTACTTAATCTTGTCGTCTTGGTAGAAGTCCTGCTCACTTCCGACTGTCTTCTGATAGCCGTTGTGAGACTGTTGCAAGGATGAGGTATTAGAGGGGCTCAGCAGCACTGCGGCGAAGATGATGTCTGCAGTCATTAGTTCTTTCAGACGCTTCGTCACCTTTGTGTCGTCGTATGCGTCATCCTCTGGGTCTACACCTCTGTCAAGTGCAATCTTTATAAAGTTGCTCTCATCGAAACGTGTGTAAGTCGTCGATGCTTTGAGCCATTCTAATACCGTCATCTCTCAATCAACTTAATAAAACTAAACTACCTATGAAGATATTTTACTAGTCGGCCTGTGTCGTGTCAACGCAGACATGGTACATCGACTCGTCGAGCACGGTGGCGTAACGACCGATGACGTCCGTGTGGTATGCCTTGAGCATGCCGTTTGGAACGACCTTGTTGATGACATAGAGGAATCCCTGCGTCTTTGCCACGGAAGCCTGAATGGTGTTGTTAATCTCACCGCTCTGGATGAGGTCGACATCAGCGGGCTTTGCGTGAACGATGACGCCAGCCATGCCGAGAGGACGCAGAACGGCGACACCAGCCTTCCAACCCTTGACGGTGTGGTAGGTTGTGATGCCCTGTACGGTCTGCTGCTCGCGGACGATGTGGATGGGCGCAATCTTCGAGATAGGCGAACGGCTGTACTCGACAAGCTGCTGATAGGTGATGCTGTCGACGGTAGTGCTCGACTGACCGCTTGTGACAACGATGACCTTGTCGGGGGCATAGAGCGAGATGTAGCGGTTCACTTCCTTGATGAATGCTGTGTTCTTCAGAAGAACGTTAATCAGCATGTCCCAAGTGATGTCCCACTGGAAGCTTACGCTGTCGGGAATCTGGTTGGCAAGACGGAAGTCAATCTCAATCTTGCGCATCTGCTCTGGGATGTCGCAGTCAGCAGCAGTCCAGACCTTCGTTCCTGCAGTCTTGAAGTTTGCAGAAGGAATGTAAGCAGCCTGCGAAGTGACGACGCCGCTGAAGCCTTGTGTGGTGGCAGTGCCGCCAGCGATGTTGGTCAGGGCGATGGTGTTACCATACTGACCGCCGCGAGACAGAGTCATTGCAGCCATGTTGGATGCGGTAAGCATGTGAGACTTGATGAGGTCTGCAACACCACGTACCCAACCCTCTACCAAAGACTGGTCTGGGCCGAGTTCCTCAAGGCGAGCCTGAAGCTCCATCTTTGACATAGAAGTCTCGAACAAGCCCTTACCATACTGGTAGATGGAGCCAGTCTTAACCTCGTAGCCCTCAGCGTCGAGCTGCATGGTCTCGGACAGGGGAGCCATCGCGTCGGCCATAGGAACGGTGCGCTGAATCTTCTGACGTACAGACCAAGCGGGGTTCTGCTTCAGCTGTCCGCGCTCAATCTGATACTCCATGCCCTCTACACGGAAGCACTCCTGCCAGAAGAACTGATTCTCGTCGAGTTCGATGGTCTTGTCAATAAGGGTCTGCAAAAAGCCCTGATTACTGCCACCACCTAAGAAACCTCTCTGATAAAGCTTCTCGATAGCCTCATCGGAAGTCCACTGAAATTTTAGTGCATTTGCCATAATCTGTTCCTCCTTCTTTTAAATCCAGAAAATGCCGTCGATGTATGACTTGTTCTTTGCAAGAACGTAGTCGGGCAGTGGCTGCATGCGAGCAATCCAAGCCTGCTTGTTGTAAACGGCTGACATAGAATAGTTGGCTGTACCAGTGATGCCGTATCCCTCAGTCGGAAGCAAATCGCGGTCTGCTTCAACGAAAGTGTTGGGATTTGGAACGAGAACCTTACAAGAACCCGTTGGCTCTGCAAGTGCTGCGTCAGCAGCTGCGTCACCCTCAACCAGAATGGTATCGGTTGTGATGGCTGCACCAAGAGCGTTCTCAAGCGTCAGCTGGAACTTCTTGTTTGTTTCATCAAACACCACTGCTGTCACCTTTGCATAAGTGCCAGTGTAGTCAGAGATGTCGCCAGTAGTCACAGTGAACGTAGCATCTGCAAGGTCTACCTTGCTGTCTGCAACATCCAACTCGCTCGTTGAAGCGACAGAGATGGCTCCACCAGACTTCAGTGTCTTCGGGGCAATCATCAGATACATTCCGACCTCTGGAGCATCGCTATAGCCGTCGCCTTCCACGTAGATTGTGGTAGCGTTGTTGGCAGCGTTTGCCTGAACCTTGAACGAGCGGAAGATGAGACAACCCTGAGCGGGAGTGTACTGCACCAACTGAGCTGCATACAAGTGGTCGAAGCCCTTCTTGGGATTCAGGATTGTGCCTCCGAGCAATACGTTGCCGCGCTGCTCACCGTTACCATCCTTGACCCATACCCATTTGCCGCCACGTACCTTGTGTGACGACTCATAGAAATAAGCTAAGTTTGTTACCATAATTCTGTTACTTTTTTAGTTATTAAATCCATTACTGAACTTTTACTTTTGGAATGGAGTCTATGAACTCGTCTTCTTGCTTCTGGACTTGCTTCGGCGCAAGCGGCTTGATGTCGCCAATCTTGCTCTTGAAGATTTCCTGAAAGCGCGAGTGCAATCTCTTTGCTTGTTCATCGACTGCGACATCGTCCTTGACTTCATAGTCTTTCACGAAAATATCGAAATCGCTCAGACAGTCATCTCGGATGTCTTTCTTTGCCAACGCCACGATTTCGTTGAACTTATTCTTCTTTGCTTCTTCGTTCTTGAACTTCTGAAGCTCAGCAAGCTGGTTCTTCACGTCTTCTGGCAGCTCGAACTGCTGTTGCTGCTGTTGCTGCCCTGGGTCGGCGATTTTCTTGTTCAACTCTGCAATCTGATTCTTGTAGTCGCTCTCTTTCGACTCGAACTCCTTCTGCTGTGCAGCACGTACCTTCGCTGATGCGCTCCTCGCTGTGTCAAGGTTGAACTTGATTTCGTCAATGATGCCTTCGTCGTCGATGCCTGCTGCTTCGTGCTTCTTTGCGAAGAACTCAGCAAACTTGTCCTTAAAATCATCTGTCAAAGTCTCGCTGTCGTAGCTTCTCTCGCTACAGTAAGTGTTTGCTCTCTGCAAAACCTCTTCTTTTGTCATAATAGTTCTCTCCTATATTTGATTTGTCGAACACGATTGTTCGGATGCAAATATATGAACAAATACGCACGTGCAAAATATATTATGACAACAAGTTTGTGATAAAGTGTATAAACAGCACAAACTTTATTCTTGATGTATTAACGACACATTGGCACAATGTGTATCTTTGCAACGAGAAATTAAAATTTCTGTTCCGTAAGATATGGCAAAGAAACGCAACGATATAGTACTTGCTCCGTTGGAGGATGGCAACCAGAAGTACGCCATTCGCTCCAACGCAGACTTCGTCGTAATGACTGGCGGAACTGGAGGCGGTAAAAGTTACGCGCTTTACTATGCGCCAATAGACTATCTTGCGACAAACGACAACGCAAAAATAGTCTGTTTTATGCGTAATGTGTCAGACTTCTGGGGTGCTGGAAAAGTCGGAGATACGCTGAAGAAAATGTATCCACTTGTAGACCGTGCCGTAAAGAGACAGCCTCATGACCCCATAGGAGAGATTATCCACAAGCAAGAAGACATGGGTCTGAAACTGTTCAACGGTTCGGAAATTAAGTTTCAGCAACTTGACAACGAGTCTCCGATAGTAATAGACAAAATAGCTAAAGGTCTGCAAGCGAAGAAGCTCATATTCGACGAGTGCAACAAGTTCGACTGGCAGACGATAACAGCCTTTATGCCGCGCCTTCGTTCTGACAGCGCAGGAAAAGCTCAGATATACCTTGCACAGAACCCTGAGCGTGAATGTTTTCTTAGAAAGCTGTGCGGGAAAGGAGAGCATGGAGGAGGATGGATAAACGACGACGGAACTATAGACAAGTCAATGGACGGAGTCGTTATGTACTTCAACATGGAGCAGGGAGACATAGAAAAGACGTATTGGGGTCGAACAAAGCGTGAGGTTTACGAAAAGTGCAAAGAGCACATCGACTCAATGATTGCGTTAGACCCAGACATGACTTACGAAGACTTTATACTTTCAATGGTGTTCTTCACGTTCAGTGTCCGTGACAACAAGAAGATGCTTGCGAAGAACAAAGGTTATAGGGGTCTTGCGGCAAACGCTTCGACAGCAGCATCAGCTTACAATGAGAACTGGAACTACTCGATAACCGACGAAGAAGAGAAGCTTGAAGACCTATCTAACGTACAGCTTTCGCAGAACGACGTTGAGCGCATGTTCAGACCTATGGAGATTCCGCACGACAGCGTTCTCGAAGACGAGTTCATTACAGTCGACATGGCAACGACAGGCTTCGACAACCTTGTCATGAAGTATTGGCAGAAGTGGAGCTCGTTCGGATTCCTCTGCAAAGACATCAAGTTTTCAACAAATAATACAAACCGTACTGCTGTGCTTATGATTAACGACTTCATGAAGAAGCACGGCGTACCACAGAAAAGGCTTATTCTTGATGTGCAAGGATTCGGATTCTTGCGCGAGTGCTATCCGCAAGCACGCTGCTTCGCTGGAGCTGGCACTGCGTCACAACGCAGTAAAAGCCAATACAGAACAGCCAAGGACGAAGCAGGTCATGTTGCGATGGAGATGATACAGAGCGGACTCATGCACTACGAGCCGAGACTCGCGCAGATGCACTACATGCACAAGAACATGAAGCGAGAAGGGGGGACTACAATCCTTAGACACATGCTGTTCGAGTCGCGCGTATTCCAGTTCTACAAGACACCGAACGGACGCAACGCCATGCTCGACAAGGAGAGGATGAAGCCTATGCTGAAAGGAATGTCGCCAGACCTAATGGACAACGTCATACTGCTATGCGGAGGTACTGTCTACGACTGCTACAGGATGCTGAGGGACGACGCTGGCATGGCACGCAGAAAAGCAGAAGCGAGCGACATGCTGACACTGCTCAACATCAATGACGGCGATACCATAGATACGCGCGTGGAACGCGTGCGTCCGAGAATAAGGAACGCAAGTGAAGTATTAAATATATTAAGTTCGATATGATACGACAACATGACATCAGATGGTTCTTGGCTGAACCGACAAGGCTTATGATGATGAAGCCTTTCACAAGGGGAGGGGTGATGAAAAGCCACGGTTTTGAAGGCAGTCCGATATACAACAACAATATGTTGAATACAGGATTTGCAAACCTTGAGTTAAATCCTATATCGCAAGACACGTACATAACCGAGTACCGCCCAGACCTCCATCATATCATCTTCAACGAGATAGTTCCAAAGATAAAGATTGTACTAAATGGAGTGGAACTGCCTGGTTCTATGATGAACATGACGCAGACGGCGTCGTTCCAGAAGATTATCCATGCAGCTCACGTAAGAAGCTTAACAAGCAATCCGCTTGAGTTCACTCTGTGTAAAGGAGACTCTGATTCTGGAGGTAACAAGACGTTTGAGGAAGTTAAGGCTGAGTGGACGTGGCGCAACAACGACTGGTATCTTGCACAAGCCATAAACACGTGCAAGCAACTCGGAAACTGCGGACTGCTGTTCTCGTTCGACAAAGATTCTGGACAGTACAATATCACAGTATACTCTTATGAAGACGGCTATCAGATTGTACCGAACTACGACGAGTACGGAATAGAGATAGCGCGTTCCCTTGTTTATCAGATAGACAGCAACATCATTATTGATACGTATGACGCCAACAATCACTATCACATCGTTCAAGCTGACAATCAGAACGGTTGGGAGATAACGATGGAGAAGCACGGTTTCTCACGCTGTCCGCTGCTGCACCAACGCGGCAAAGTTGCGTGGGAATATGCAGAGTCGACCATCGAGATATGGGAACTGATGACAAACATTCAGAACATAGCTCTCAAGAGATTTGGTACGTTTGCACTTGTATTCACTGGTGAGATGGATAAAGAATCGTTCAAGCGCGACTCTTCGACGCTTATCATCAATCTGTCGAGTGATACAACGAACGGAAAGCAGGATGCAAAAGTGCTCGATTTCCCTGAGCCGCAGACGATGGACGGATACCTCAAGACTCTTGAAGAGAAGATTTCATTGTTCTCAAGCACGTCGTTCATCACTCCGAAAGACATCACTGCCACGAACAGCGGAGGTAACGGTATCGCCCTCGCCATGTCTAACGACTACGCTCTTGCCACGCAGTCTGCTCTATCGTGGCGCAAGTTCGTCAACGACATGTTCTATTTACACCAAGAGGGTCTTGACCTTGAAAGCAACGGTACACAGAAATACGGCAAGCTGAAGGTCGGTGCGAAGATTGTGCCTTGGTCGTTGGAAACGAACAACACGAAGATTACGAACCTGCAGATGGAGGCAAAGTGGCTGTCAATGAAGACGATTATCGAACGCTCTCCTGATGCAGCCCCAGACGAGGAAGAGCGCATCATATCGGAAAGAGGAGCTCTTGTTCCGCAAGACGCCGTCACTGACGCTGAAACAGAGAAAGCCGCACGCATCAGCAAGAACAAATCTAACGAGATAGTAGACAACAATGCCAAAACAGGGCTTGATAACTAACAAGAAAGGAGGTTAATTATGGAATTAGGAGAATTTTTAAACTGGATTTTAGGTATCTTGACAATTATAGCAGGTGGTGGTTGGTTCATTAACTGGCGAGCAAATAAGCGAAAATCCAATGGTGAAGCAACGCAGTCAGAGGCAGAGGGATGGAAGGCGATGCAAGACTTGTATCAGCAGACCATTGAAGACTTTAAGGTTTACAGCGAAGACATGCGTACAGAACGAGCCGTTTTGAAGAAGGAAAACTCTGAAATGAGAGAAAAGTACAAAGCTTATGACGATGAAATACTTCAACTAAAAAAGCAGCTTGCGAGACAAGATAGAAAAATTGAAGCAATAACCCCTTTTCTTTGCAGTGTCGTTGGATGTTTGAACCGCAAGAAAGTCAACCTCGCTGAAAACTCTGACGACGACAGCTTTGCGACAGAAGAAGAGAGAAACAAACAAGAAAACGAAAACAAAATTTAATTCATTATGTCAGTTTATATTACAAAGGGTAGCAGGGGCGATTTGGTGAGACGTATACAGCACGAGCTTCACCTTATCGAGGACGGCATTTTTGGAAGCATAACAGAAGAAGCTGTGAAGGCGTTCCAAAAAACAAACAACCTGAAAGCAGACGGAGTCGTAGGTGATAAAACTTGGGAAGCGATTTTTAAGAACTCTTTGAAGACGTCTAAGCGTAACATCAAATATATAGTAATCCATTGTACGGCGACTCCTGAAGGACGCGAAGAGACAGTTGAAAGCATACGACGTATGCATAAAGCGCAAGGATGGGCAGACATCGGCTACCATTACGTTGTGTATATTGACGGCTCTGTACACAACGGAAGAAACGTTGACTTGGTCGGAGCTCATTGTTATGGCTACAATGCAACGTCAATTGGCGTGTGTTATGTTGGCGGAGTTGACAAGAAACTCAAAGCGAAAGACACTCGCACAGACGCACAGAAAAAAGCATTGGAAAAACTTCTGAAAGAACTGAGAGTGCTATATCCGAAAGCTAAGATTGTCGGACATAGAGACTTAGACAAGAAAGGAAAGCAATGTCCGTCGTTTGACGCTACAAAAGAATACAAAGACATTTAGCATTATGACAGCAGAAGAAGAAAAGGCAAGAATCATCAAAGAGTGTATGAATAACGCATTATACAACGGATGCGGCTCGCGCATGATGATAGCAGTGTTCGTGTTTGTCGTACTGCTTATGTCGTCTTGTGCCACACGAACGCAGATAGAATACAGAGACCGCATCGTAGACCATTACATCACAAAAGTCGAAAAAGACACTGTGATAGAGAAGATGCACGACAGCGTGTATGTACATTCAAAAGGCGATACAGTATGGTTTGAGAAATGGCATACGAAATATGTTGACAAAATAGTATTGCGTCACGACACGTGCTGGCGAGACAGCATAGTTACAATAAAAAAAGAAACCACAAAAGAGGTTGTTAAAATACCAAAAATATTTAAGTATTCTTTGATATTTTCGATATTAGTTATTATCTTTGCAATCATAAAGTTCTACAAATGGCTACGGGAGAAATCGGTAGGAATCTGACGTTCCCTATTTTCAATAGCGACGGAACGGCTTTCAACGACTTGGTTCTGCACAAGGCGACGTACGACAGTGTCGTCATGTCTCTTGGCGACAAGATAACTGGTGACGTGTACTATCGCGGCACTGACTTGGCTGTCACGATGGGTGAGTATATCGAATACGATGGCGTCAGGTTTGTGCTTGTGAGTCCTCCAACAATCGTTCGAGAAGGTATGGTGAGTGACAACAGTGAACTGAAAGGGCTTACCAAGTACTCGTTCACGTTCTACCATCCGATGTACATGCTCAACAATTTCCCGTTCTCGGACATTGCCGTCACCACGGCACAAAGCAAGTACCTTTCACAGAACAAGTCATTCTCTTGGATTGGCAACCTGACGGATTTCGTCGCAAAGATTAACAAGAATCTTGAAGGAACGCAATGGTATTGTGACATCAGTAGCGCAATATCTGCAAATGACCGCAATAAACTTAGCGAGGTAATAGCATTCGACAAGAACACCATTGCTGACGCCTTGAAAAAAGGCTATGAGACATGGGAATTTCCATACATCATAAGCAAGATAAATCATGGCGAACCTCAATACAGCAGCGGAAAGCGTTTCCTTATTAGATTCGGCTTGCCTACAACCGAAATCACCGTTGACGGTTCACCTTTTGTATTTGAATACGGACAAGGCGTAGGACTTAAAAATAATTCGCGCACGCCGAGGAACAACAAGATTGTGACTCGCCTTGCGGGCTACGGTAGCGAAGACAATATACCTTATGGCTATCCTCAAATTCGTTGGTATGGAGACCAATCATGGGACTATACGGTAGAAAACAATCCGTCTGCTGCAAATTCATACCCGATATATGACGGCATCCTTGGAGGTCAGAAAGTACGGCTTATCAAGCATCCTTTCACACGTACGCACTTGATGCCAAGCGTGTATGTCAATTCGCTTTTCAACAAGGTAAGCCCATATATCAGCGGCGGCGTTCAAAACCCGAACTACAACCCGAACACGGAGTTGAAGGACTACTACGATGCGGACAACACTTATCCTAACCCAATCGTACAAGACGCACCGTCATACGAGATACACGAGTTCGGCGACATAAAGCCAGAGTTGCAAAGCCGTCAGGTTTCTGCAATAGGCACTTATGACAACAACTACATGGAATCGGTCACGATGTCTGATTTCCTTGACATCCTTGATGATTTCATCACGCAATCGCAATATGACGTAGAAAAAACCGAAATAAAGAAGATAAAGGACGGCATTGAAACACATGATTCCGATTCTGGCTCCGTTTTGCCTCCAGTGTCATCGGTTGATGCACGCCTTTACTCTTGCAAGTGGTCATACCACAAGGACGATGACTTTGCATACGTCAAGTACGAGTCCAATGGGCAGAACTTTGAATACACGGTACGACTATCCAACTCGATGCCTTCACCAGATTGGGATGACACGATGGATGATGATGGTAACTATGTGCAAAGTTATTTCACTATGACGCTGCCCGCTTTGGGCTTTGACCTTTACGCTTGTGCGGCAATCACACAACAGATGTCAATCAACATGCGTAGCGGTGCTTGCATCGGCTGCACGTTCCCCGTTGCCGTTGATTGGGAGGACTACAAGAGGAATTTCTATGACGAGAACGGAGACTTTGACCCTGTAATCGGCACTGGACACCCACGTAATGGTGACAAATACCCAAATTCGACAAGTTCCGCCATTACCGTTGTCGTGCAAAAGGAAACAAGCACATTCGGTACTTTGATGCCGAACATATACCAAAAGCCAGCAGCAGGCGACGACTTTGTCATCTTGGGCATATCGTTACCTTCGACATACGTCACTTCTGCAGAAGAGCGTCTTGATGACGACATGGAACAGTACATGCGTGACAACAACGTGTACTATTTCGACTACCCGTTTAAGTTTGACGAGGCTTTCCTTGCAACGCATACCGACATCTTGCAACAAATGAAGCCCAACGTCGTAGTCCGCTTCAAGTACAACGGCGAGACGCTTGCCTTGTACATAAAGCAGATGTCCATCAAGTTCGGCGACAAGCCGTTGCCAGAATACAACATTACGCTGACCGACGATGTTGAAATCGTACTAAACCAAATCGGAAGTGTTACGGAAGAGGTGTCCAACCTGCGGCTCTTGCTTGGCGAAGAAGGCGGAGGCGTTCTTGACGGGAACAAATACCTGCGCAAGGACAAGGATGATACCGCATCTGGCCTTATAAGGCTATTGCGCGGCATTCAGGTCGGCGAACGGTTTGTTACTGGCCTGTTGGGCGAAGGAGGCATATTCCGCAAGGATGCCGACGGCACTACATATCTTGAATGCGACAAAATGTATGTCCGCATGAAGGCATACTTTGACACCGTCGAGGTTCGCAAATACCTGCATAGCGGAGGAAACCGCATCGCATCCGCAGCGGGCATCAAGTGTTCCCGTGTCGAATGGCTTACAAGCAACAACACCGTTACCGATGACATAAACAGTGCCGTAAAGTTCCGTTGCTATTTTCGTGGAAACAACGACGGCGTTGAGATTACCAATGACTTTGTCGTTGGCGACCAAGCATTCTGCCACGAGACGAACGTGAACACATCGGCACTTGACATGCGCCATTATTGGCGACTTGTGATAGCAAAGAGCAGCGTAACGAACGAGAACGGCGAACACTGGATTGACTTGTCGAACTACCGCAACCAAAACGGCACACCGTCCAACATGACATGGGTGAACGAGCGCGGCGTAACCGTCAACCATCTTAGCCACCAAGCGGGAAGTGACATTCCTCTTGCACAAGACGACATCATACAATTGGGAAATGCTGACGATACGACCCGTCAGGGTGCTATCATCGAATACGTGACTGGCGAAGATGCCCCATCTTACAAGATATACCAAAACATAGACGATTTCTCGTTTGAGGACACCAACTTTATTGCCCTTGGTTACAACTCGCAAACTGGACACGCATATTTGAACGTCTACGGTGATGCCTATATAGGCGACCCTGATGGAAGCACATTCATCAAATACGAGCAAGAGGATTCGCAGACGCACCAACCGAAGATGACCATCAAGGCGGTTGTGGAGTTTGTCGACCCAGACACGGGGCAATCGACCCAGCTTGAGGATTTTGCCAACACAGTCGTAACAGATATAGAGAACATACAGTCGCAGATAGACGGCGAACTTGATACATGGTACTACGCTGGTGTCCCGACACTACAGAACGCTCCAGCAAACCAATGGACTACTGACGATGACAAGAAGATGCACGTCGGCGACTTGTACTATGACAAAGATTCTGGTTTTGTGTATCGTTTCATTTATGATACTTCTGTCACGCCTAATGTGTACAAGTGGATTCAGATTCACGATGATGCAATATCAGAAGCTCTGAAACAAGCAGAAAAGGCGCAGGACACGGCAGACCACAAGCGCAGGGTGTTTGTTGTACAGCCAACGCCTATACCACCCAACACCTACGTAGAGTATGATGTAGGTGACTTGTGGACGAACGCAACTGGAACGTTCACTTATACGGAAGGCGGAGTAACACAAAGTGTCACATACGACAACGACTTGTTGAGGTGCAAGCGTTCAAAGCCTATTAGGAATGCAAGCGGCATTGTCGTTGACGGGGCATTCAGTATTGCCGATTGGGAACTTGCAACAGGGTACACTGATGATACGAAGATAGACAATTTCCTTGACGGCTATCAGGGAACACTGACAACAATACGCAATCAGGTTGACCAAAAGGCTGAAACATACTATCAGGATAACGACCCTTCAACTAACCAATGGGGAGCAGAACATGTTGGTGATATGTGGTTCTGCACGTCAAACCATACCGCACCGTCCAAATACCAAAAGGGAACGACATGGGTGTGGCAGGAAATTCAGGGTTCTTATGTATGGGCAGAGGCTGAGATTCCGCAAGTGGTGTTTGACACGATTGACGGTAAAAAGGCTATCTATGTGGCTTGGAACACTTGGTACATTAATGACAAATTTGGAAACACAGTAAGCAACCTTGCATTGCGCGACTTGCTTATCCCAGCATCGGACATTACTCCGCAAGGTGACGGAAGTGACAAGAATTACTACGCTAACAGGATGTACCGTTGTGTCAGTCTGAACCCAATATCCTTCCAAGAAGTTGACTATGTGGACAATCAAACGTGGAGTAACGCGGTTCAGCAAATCTACGGTAATATGTCCACCATTGAAGGTCAGGTGGACAAGAAGGCTGAGACGTGGTATCAGAACACGAACCCAGAGAACGCATGGACAAGCGATGAAAAGTCACATCACGTAGGCGACCTATGGCTTGTGAACATTGACGTTACTGGCAGTCAAATCTACAAGGCTGGAACGACGTGGTACTATAAGGACAATGGTGTTGGAACAAGCCCGCGCTACACATGGGAAAGGCAAGTAGTGCCACAGGAGGTGTTCGACTATGCCGACGGCAAGGCGGCGATATTCGTAGGAAGCACATTGCCCACTAACTACCACGTAAACGATATGTGGTTCATAGGGGACGGTGTTGCCGACGCAAATCTCCCAATTGGGTGTATCGCAGGCGACGTAGTTGTGTCAAGTGCGGAGAGTACTACTTACAACAAGTCCCATTGGGCTAAGAAAGACCGCTATACGGATGACTCAAAGTTTAACGGTTATATTACCCAAATCATTAATGGCACAAGCGGCACTTCGGATTCAGCACAGGTTGCACAGGCATTGCACGTCATTAAGGCTGCTCTTAACGAGAATACGAGTATTGACGGCGGTCTTATCCTCACATCCCTGATTTCGCTTAGAAGCAATAATCAAGTGTGGGCAGGAATCAGTGGCCTATACGATGCTACTAAACTTGGCAGCGGTATTGCATCATGGTATGGCGGTCTGATGAAAGATTACGAAGCCCTTACGGATGCACAGAAAAACCAAGGGTGGAGTGTACACCATTGGGCAAGGTCTTTGTTCCGTTTCGACGGAAGCGGCTATCTTGCTACTGGCAATGTTTCTTGGGACGAAGATGGTGTTGTAACCATAAAGAACCTTACCACGCTGTATGATTCAAACAACGAGGATGTTCTTAACAAGGTCGCATCTTTGACGGGAGCATTCCATTTCTCCACACGAGGAAGCGGTAGTAGTACGGTCACTTATATCAATCCACAGATGATGTTTGACCACATACGCCTTTCCCACGAAAGCAACTACGGCTTTAACGGCCTTGATGTGCTGAACAGGAACGAAATGGATGCACGTTATGTCCGTCTTGACTTCTTTAACGCCTTGTTCCAAGCATACAGCAGTGAGACAATATCCGACCAAAACAAGATAGACCCGACATCGTGGACGGCGCAGACTACGGTCAACAATTTGAAGATACTCGTCGGCGCATGGACTGACCAGTATTTGTCCGCAAAAGGTCTCAACAACAGCGGTAGCGGTGGTAGCGGCGTATCTTTGAATGAGCCTCTCAACGGAATTAACACAGCAAACATCGGTGCGCCAAGCACAAGCGGTCAGGCAATCGTGTGGAACGGCTCGGCTTGGGTGTACTCCATCTATACCACCTTGCGTGCCGCTGGTCTGTATTCCGCAGGTACGATAGCCTCATACGGAAACTTTACTTCGACACAAGGCGACTTCATTGCTTCGGCAGGCCACGGCTTCAAGGTGACAGGCAGTGACAACACCTCCGTCCTGCTGGCTGGCGGCGGGACGAAACCGCTGAGCGAGATTGGTTCTGCGTACACTCTTCCCGCTGCCACGGCTGCTGCCCTTGGTGGTCTGAAGGTGAACCAGTCATACGGGCAGGCCGTAACAGTACAGTCTTCGGGGAACGTCAGCACAAGCAACTATGGTTTGCAAATTGACTCAAACGGAATGGGATTCGTCTATGTGCCTTGCCTTCCTTTGAATGGCGGAACGCTGACGGGTGACTTGAACACCAACAGCAACATTAAGATTACAGGCTACAACAACAGGGTATTCGGTTTAATCCAGACAAAATCAGATGATAATAGCGGTCATGTCGGTGACAACATTGATGTCGGGTGGAACTGGACAAATGTTGACGGCTCTGGTGCTTTCTTTCGCAGTTCGGACGCTGACGGCAGTTTCGGTTTCTATGCCCGTAAAGGCTCTTCCACGACCCAGCTTGTAGGCACGCCCGCTGGTAGTCTTAAATGGGGCGGCAATGAGATAGCCACGCAGACGTGGGTGAATAGTCAAGGGTTCATTACAAGTGCCACCGACACAAAGAACACTACCGGTGGTGACAATTTAGGTAGCAAACTATTCTTGGTCGGTATGACCGCACAGACAACAAATAACGGCAATAGTAGGACATACACAAACTCAAATTGCTACACTTCTGGTGGTTATTTGTATAGCGGCGGCCTAAAAGTTGCTACCGAAAGCTGGGTGTCTGACCAACACTACATAACGGGTTACACTGACACAAAGAATACCGCTGGTACGACAAACCTTGCAAGTATAAAGTTGTTTATTGTAGGTGCTGCATCACAAGCGGCTAATCCGCAGACGTACTCTAACTCAAATTGCTACGTCGGTTCTGACAACTGTTTGTATTCGAACGGTGCTAAAGTTGCAACAGGTACAATCCCCACCAAGACGTCTCAACTTACAAACGACAGTGGGTATATCACAAGTGATAGCGACACCAAGAACACGGCTGGGGCGACAAATCTTGCTTCGACCAAATTGTTCATAATTGGCGCAACGGCACAAAACAATAATCCTGTGACGTATTCTAACACAAACTGTTACGTCGACACAGATAATTGCCTTTACAGTAATGGCTCTAAGGTTGCCACTGGCACGATACCTACAAAGACGTCACAACTTACGAATGATTCTGGGTATCTGACATCTGGCGACGTGGTGACAACAAATACAGCACAGAGTATAGGTGCTGCTAAGACTTTCACGGCAACTTTGACATCTTCTGCTGGCGGTAGTTTTACAGGTGGATTGAGGTTCTATTCAATTTGCATTGAATGTAATTCCGATGGAACTCCTAATTCTGGTAGAAGCGGCGAGATTAACCGCTACGGAAGCCAGAACCTTCACTTGCAATATGACAGCGATACTGGTGGCGTAACAATGTGCCGACAAAAGTTTGTGTTCAGTAGCACAAGCTCCACATCGCAACTATCGTCAAACAACAATAACTTCAGTTTTCTTGTCGGTACAGGAACACCATATATTGATAAGGCATGGCAGGTTACATCGGATATGCGCAAAAAGGACATTGCTCGATATATCAATCTCGACATCAGCAGAATAGCCGATGCACCCGTGTTCGACTTTACTTGGAAGAATGACATCACAAAGCAGTTGACGCTTGGTTCGTCGGCACAATACTGGCAGAGTGTATTCCCGAACGCTATCCGTCAAACGCCAGATGGCTACCTTGGAATGGACTACAGTTCGATTGCCCTTGCATCAGCCGTTCTTACCGCCCGCAAGGTCGTTGACCACGAAAAGCGGATAAGGCTCTTGGAGGTGGAGAACGAGGCTTTGAGAAGAGAAATAGACCAACTTAAAAAAGCGGCATAGGATATGAGTTACAGAAACGAACTGATAAAAGCGCCAGTCAACCAATACGATGTCCAGCAGGCGTTGGCGACGACGAAATATTCTTGGAGCGAACTTTGTACGCATGTAAACATCAATCCGATGGCGAAGTACAAGCCTGTAAGGTACGACAAGATACCAGACATATCAGACGCAGAATTTGCATTGGCAAGATACGGTTTTTCCCGCGTAACACCGACATTCACTGGCGGTAATTCAAATCCGTCATGCACTTGGGAATATGAAAAACCGAGAGGCGGCAGTTATAGTGAGCCTTTTAGGATAACAGACTTTGACGGTTATTTCCCACGAGCCTGCGCTCCGTTTGCCTTTGGCGTGTCTGGCGCACTACAAGACGGACTTGGTTTATATTTCTATATCAACAACACGGCTGCCACCTATTACAGTGACCAAGGAATGAACGTTTTATGGGATAGCGACTACGGTTTGTCCGTGTCAGCCTTGTTTGCATATTCATCAAACGCATCGACAAACAGTTATATAGCCATCTGTATTCATGACCTTACAAAAGGCGACAGTATTGTCGTAGAGACAAACAGGAGGCTTTGTGACCTAAGCACGTCGGTTGATACGATAATACTATATCCTACTGCAAGGACTATCAGCGGTGTGTCTTACCCAGCAGTTGACATGCTCAATGATTCGACACGTAGCGGACATGAGTTTCGTGTTATTGTCGGTCTTATGAACAGTAATACAAATCCAAACGTTCCATATCAGGTCTTTACGGGAAGCACTTCTCCTACGCCAAGTCAGATAACACTCTATTCGCTTGCATTTGTTGACGGAATAGACAGGAAGGATTTGGTTCTCACAGCCCATTATTCCATTGTGAAATTAAAGTGCTATTTCGATACAAGCACGTCAACGATAACAACCACTTATGTAGGTCAGGTACAAAGGAATGGAATGACCATGCTGAAATACCTAATGAGCGCAAGGCTTGTCGGTGTATTTATTACACCGTCAGACCATTGGTCTCCAGAGCAGGGGGATGTCGGCGTGAAACTTATTGCATCGGCAAACGGTATTGTCGGTGATGATGCCGTACAAGGAAACGTGCAAGGGGGTACATCTGTCAATATTCCTATTGCTGGTCACACGTATTATTCTGACCCGTTGTATCAATTTACCGATGTGCCAGTGTATTTCTATCAGGGTACGGGTACGAAAGAGATATACATAAACGGTTTCTCTACGGAAATATTCGAAAGTGTACCGTTTGAGAATACGCTTATAAAGGCTATCACATAGAAATAGTTTTAGTTCACTTAAATATTAACCCTTTAAAAATTTTCAGATTATGGGAACATTCAATGTAACAAGTTCAACTTTGAACAACAACTACGAGTATGTAAACAGCGAGGTCAAGGTGACTGGCAGCTATCAGAAGGATGCACAGACCGATGCCTTGCAGAGTGTCAACGGTAGCGTCTATGCTCTCGACCAGAGCGGTCAGCAGGGTGCTTACATCGGCAACTTCAACGGCTATGTCCGTGACGGTGAGGTGAAGTACTCTATCTCGGAGATGTCACGTCGCGATGCCAACAAGGTTTGGGATGCCATCGACGAAATCGAGGCCGAGATTACTGGTTCAAACGCAGGGGAGGAATAAGTCATGGGAAAGCACACACTTAGAACCGACAAGATTCTTTCCGCATACCGAGTTTTGAGCACGTCGAAGTACACAAAACTTGCGGACGATGACAAAATCAAGGCGTGGAAGATTGCGCGCGCATTGAAGCCTTTTGCCGACAAGTTCGAGGAAGATTCCAAGGATGCGGCAGAGAAACTGAAGCCTACAGAGGACTTTGCCGAGCGTTTGCAGAAGGCACAGGAGTACGAGCAGGCAATCAGAAAGCCAGACTTTAATGCCGAGACCGACAAACTGCCTATGGGTACAGCCGAATACGGAGAGTTCCTTAAAGAGTTCCAGAACTACAGAAAACTCGTCGATGATGCCATCAAGGAATTTGCCGAGAAAGAGGTTGACGTAGAGTTTGACGAACTTTCAGAGGATGCCTTTGGCAAACTTATGGCTTCTAACGAATGGACGATGGAACAGACTATGGAAATAGGAAATATCATCGTATAACATTAGTGTGTGCCGCGTGACTGGCAGTGTCGTTGCTTGCGACCTCCTGTCAGCACGTCGGTGCGCATAACAACAAATTGATTAAACAAAAAAGATATAAAATATGGCAGCACAGACAGAAGATAAGAAACTCGACGGCGCAGGCTTGTCAGTATTATGGGGCTTGATAAAGAACATTATACCGACAGTGCCGACGAACGTGTCGTCGTTTACCAACGATGCGGCTTATGTGTCGTTGCTTGATACCCACAATCAGAACCTCGTACTTGCTTCGCCGAACGGTGCTTCTGGTCTGCCATCGTTCCGTGCGTTGGCCGCTTCGGACATCCCCGATTTGAGCGGGACATACCTCACGAGCGCAAGCCTTAACGGATATGCCACACAGTCATGGGTGACGAGTCAGGGCTTCGGCACGGTTTCGTCCATCAAAGTAGGCACTACGTCATACTCGCCATCGAGCGGTGTGGTGTCGCTGCCTGCATATCCGACAACGCTGCCTGCGTCCGACGTGTATTCTTGGGCAAAGCAATCAACGAAGCCGTCATACTCTTGGAGTGAAATCGGCAGCAGACCGACGAAACTCTCCGAATTTACCAATGACAGCGGTTTCATTACGGGGATTACAAGTTCGATGGTCACAACGGCACTTGGGTTTACCCCTGCAAATTCAACATCGTTGGCAAGTTACCTACCTTTGACTGGAGGAATAATATCTGTAAGTAGCAAGACGCATGCCTATCCCTTGACTATTAAAAACCGTTATCATAGTTCAGATAGCACATTTGCTGTTGGCTCTGGAATAAAACTTGAACTCGGTGATGCCAGCGAAAGTACCAAGTATGCAAGTATTATGGCGGAGTCTGTAGAAAGTTGGGAAAACAAAATAGATTTGCATTTTTACATAAGCAATAGTGGCACCGAAAAAGAGGTAATGGGGTTTTCTGCAAGTGGTGATGTACTTTTTGATGGGAGTGTTTTGTTAAAAGGAGGCTCGAGTGGAAACCGACGTTTTGGTTTTACCAGAAACAATAACGGTGCTAATATGGACGTAGGTTGGAACTGGGATAATGTAGACGGTGCAGGCGCTTACTTTAGAAGTTCTGACTATACAGATGCTGGAGAATTTGGTTTCTTTGCAAGAAGTTCGTCAAGTAATACAAAGAAGTTGATAGGAACAACAGACGGAAATCTTGCTTGGGACGGACAAATCATTTCGAAACCTATAAGAGACACATGGGCAGGTGCATTTAAAGGATTTTGTGCGTCTCTTTCTGGGGGACAAGCTGTAGTAATCACAATAGGCAAAAGTGCTTCTGCAAATAATTCAGGTGCTATTCAGTACCATCATGTTTCTGATGGAAGTTCCAGCAATTATATGGCTATAAGTATATATGACAATGATAGATTGCTTACTGTAAACGGTGCTGGAAATGTAGGAATAGGAATGGGCACAACAGCACCATCATATAAACTACAAGTCAACGGTGCTGTCGGTGCAACGGCATTTACCAACACCTCAGATATTCGCAACAAGGACTTTATCTCTGACACCTCAATGAGCATCGAGCAGATTGCCAATGCGCCGTCATTCAAGTTCAAGTGGAAGACTGGTGATGACAGAAACGTTCATGCGGGTTCAAGCGCACAGTACTGGAATATGGTGTTGCCAGAAACCGTGTCGGCGGCAAAGGACGAGCAGCACACACTCTCGATGCAATACGACGTGATAGCCCTGTTGTCAGCCATTACCATAGCAAAAGAGGTGGTGAACGACAAGGAGAGGATAAGACAACTTGAACAGCGTGTAAGCCAACTTGAAGCGCAACTTGCAAACTAAATAGAAGAAAGGAGGTATACAAGGATATGGGAACGTTCGACATAGTATCAACATCGGTAGTCAAGAGCTATAAGGCCATCGGTGACGGATTCGTTGCCAACGGCAGTTATACGGAGTGCAAGGGAGTGCTTATGAAACTCGACGGCACTGTATATGAAGACGACTTTATGAAGACCTACGTCGGCAGTTTCGGCGGCGAGCGCAAGGACGGGAGTATGCAATACAAGACGATAGGCGACAAGGCAAAGGTGGAAAGTGCCATTGCCGTCATAGAAAGTTACATCAACAACCAACAATAAAGAAAAGGAAACGATTATGGCAGACAATGTAAGAAGCGGACAGCAAAGGACGATTTACTTGGGTACGGAACTCAAGTTCGCCCTAACGATAACGTCGGAAGGTTTTTCGATGATTACGGATGATTTCAAGGTGGTTATCAAGTCCACAAAGAAAAGGAAGGAAGTGGTAATCACTAAGGAGGAGATGATGCTTGACGAGAACGATAAGTATCTGTTCACGATAGATACGGAAGAACTCGGCATCGGCGAGTATTGGATTTACGTCTACGCCTATGTGCCAGACGAGGATTTTCCCGACGGTCTTAGGACGGAGGTACAAAAGCAGCAGCTATGTACGGTGATGTCGTAACAAACGGACAATTCTGTGGTATCAACGGATGTCAGAAAGTCACCGTTGAACACAAGGCGGGTGGTCTTATGGGCTGCTCGACGGAACTGCGGAACGACAGGGAACTTGCCATGGCGTGTCCGTTGCAGAACGGTGACGTGACAGCCGCCATTGAACTTGAAAACCCGAACGTCGGCGTGTCGGTTGCGCTACAGAATGACAAGGCCACGAAGATTGGCGTCTCGCTTGTGTGCAAGACATCCGTCGGAAACTGGGAGTACCTCTTGGTCGAAGAAGGCAGATTGTTGCTCATAGACGGTCAGGCGGTCATGGTAAGAAGGAAGAAATAATAAAACTTAAAATAAATTGGCATGGCTTACAAGTTAGACAAATACGGAGACCAAGTTCGCGATGACCTCGACGCGGTAGAGCAGAAGACCATCTATCCAGAGGCCACCCATCATAATGACGGCATCATGACAAAGGAACAAGTTGCGCAACTTGAGGGTTATGAACAGGAAATCATTGACAGTAGCGAAACGCTTACTGCATACGAGATTATGATGATTTGTAGATAATTTATGTATAACTTTTAAAAATTTAAAGATTATGGCAGTACAAACAAATGACAAGAAATTAGATGGTGCTGGTTTGTCAATCGTATGGGGATTGATTAAGACACTTGTTAGTGGAGCTATTTCTGCTCTTACTATTCCAACAAAGACGAGTGACCTCACAAATGACTCGAACTTTGTTGCGGATGCAAACTACGTCCACACGGACAATAACTACTCCTCGTCAGAGAAGACGAAACTTGGTGGTGTGTCCGCTGGCGCGCAGGTAAATGTTATCGAAACCGTCAAAGTGAACAACGTGGCTCTGACACCAACGGAAAAATCGGTAAATATCCCCGTTCCGACAGACAACGCTTCTTTGGCAAATGGCGCAGGTTATCAGACAGCAGCGGACGTGAACAATGCTATTGACGCAAAGCTGAAGGCTACGATGAAGCCAAAGGGTAGTCTGTTGTTCGCCAACCTTCCGACGCCACAAGAGAGTAATCTTGGCTGGATGTGGGATATGCTTGATGCGTTCACCATTGACAGTCGATTCTTGCACTATGACGCTCAAGACCCTCAGTCGTTCCCCATTGGAACTAATGTCTTTGTGGTCGAAGATGAGCCTGCATCTGGCAGTACTCCAGCAACGTACAAGTTTGATACCTATACTGGTTATATTGACCTTAGCGGCTATGCCACAAAGGACGATGTAGACACGCTGACTCAGTCTGAAATTGAATCAATCTGTGTTTAATGATTTAAGGCGTATGAAGAAGGTTTATTGTTTCATCATGCTCTGCCTTTATGTACTTGGTACAATCGGGGGCATTGGCTACACCATTTACTATGGTGCATACCCGATAGCAATTGGTGTCGGCGCAACGGCTTTCCTTGCCTTCGACAAGATTAAAGACTATTTCAACTACGTTAAACCGTAGGCGAATATCCATCTCCAATTTCTAATAGCACAATCATTCGGTTGTGCTTTTTTTATGCCTTTACGTGGACTTAAAAAAGTCCATGCCATAGCTTGTGTCTTTAACTCGTAAATTTGCACACGTAACGTTACAACGTGTGTGTTTTAATTAATAATTAACAAATTAAAGATTTAAACTATGGCAGAAATTTATCAATTAAACTTATAAATTTTTGCAAAAATTCTTGCGTATTTCGATATTTTTTTGTACCTTTGCATAAACAAAGATATAAAATATATGTACAACACAGAAGAGTTTATAAGAAGAGCGAGGCTTGTTCATGGGGACAAGTATGACTATTCAAAGGTTGAATATGTAAATTCACAAACAAAGGTTTGTATAATCTGTCCGACTCACGGCGAGTTTTGGCAAACACCTGCCGAGCATTTAAGAGGCAAGGGTTGTATTAAATGCGGACAAGCGTTGTGTGGCGAAAAGCAAAAGCAAAAAGCGAAAGAAACTTTTGTGGAAAGATGTAAAGAAATACACGGTGACAAATATACATACGACAAAGTTGATTATGTTGATTCGCACACAAAGATTATTGTCACCTGCAAGAAACATGGCGATTTTGAAACTTTGCCATACAGATTGCTAAATGGTAGTGGCTGTCCCCAGTGCAAAAGCGAAGAAGCACATAAACGATATTCAAAAGGAACATTAAAGTTTATAGAGGAAGCTAAGCGTGTTCATGGTGATTTGTATGATTATAGTTTGTGTGACTATTATAATACCCATACAAAAGTAACAATTATATGTCGTGAACATGGTGCTGTTGAAGTTGAAGCAGGCGTACATTTAAGCGGTTGCGGTTGCCCATTATGTGCCGAACCAAGTGGAGAAAAGAGAGTGAGATTGTATTTGGAAAAGCGTAATATTTTATACATAAAACAATATGCCATTAAATACAAAGGTAATAATTACAGAGCAGACTTTTTTGTCCCCTCAAAAAACATTATTATAGAGTATAACGGGAAACAGCATTACAAGCCCGTAAAACAATTTGGTGGCGCAAAAAAATTTCACCAACAGAAGCAAAGAGATAATAATATTAGAGTCTATTGTAAAGAGAATAACATAAAATTGTTTGAAATATCGTATTTACAATACCCAATAATAGAACAATTGCTTGATGTGATTTTTGAAAAAAATAAAAGTAACACAAAAACAGCGTTATAACACAATGATATACAACTAATTATAAATTGTACACGGACTTAAAAGAGTTCGCTATGGTTTAATCCTTTTTGAATTGTATCTTTGCAACGACAAAAGATGCGCATCTTGTCGTAAATAGAGTAACAACAATTTAAAAAGGATTATTTATGAGTGAAATTTATCAGCTTCCAGACAATAACGGAGGCAACAACAACGGCGGGTTCGGTAACATCCCGTTCTCAATTCCCATCGGTGGCTTTGGTGGGTTCGGCGGCTTCGGCAACGGTTTTGGCTACGGCATGAACGGGATTGCTGATTTGTTTGGACTTGCTATCATTGCTTCAATGTTCGGCTGGAACGGTGGCGGATTTGGCAATGGAGGCTTTGGCGGAGGAAACTCAGGCGCGGCTTTCTTGGCTAATCAGCTGTCGAACGATTCGGG